GAGGCCGGTTTGTAAGGCTTGTGAAAAGGAAAGGGATAAGAAAAGAAGAGCCAACGAATCCAGCGAGACTGCCAGTAAGAGTAAGATTTGCAAGGACTGTGGGATAGAGAAGGACGTGGAGGAATTTAATAAGAACCTCTCCTGCGTGGGCGGAAGGAAGCCGGTTTGTAGGGCTTGTGAAAAGGAAAAGAGAAAAACTCCAAGATCACAAATATCGCGTCTTTTAAGTAAGTACAACTGTTCCAAAGAAGAAGCTGAGAATTTTCATTCCAAAACCCATTGTGCAATATGTGGGTGTTTGTTCGGACGGAAGGACAGAGAAAAACATTTTGACCACGACCACATAACCCAAAAATATCGGGACGCGCTTTGTAAAGGGTGTAACCTGGCGTTAGGAAATATTAGAGATTCTCCCGAGACCGCAGAAGCCGTGAAACAATACCTCCGCCGACACTCCCCCGCCCCGCTTGATATTTCCGGCTCCGCTGCCTATAATTGCTGAGGAGAGCAATCCGTAATGCCAGACATTGATCCCAACGATCCCAGCACTACCTCCAGCGCCTACGATCTCATGTCGCCACTCTGGGACAAGATAAATACCCTGCTTGGCGGCACGGAGGCCATGAGGGCCGCGGGAACAAAATTTACCAGCCAACACGATAAAGAAGGGGATGAAAGTTACAATGAGCGCCTCCACGCCTCTGTTCTCCTGAACATGCTGGAGTTCACCCTAGACGGCTGGGTAAGCAAGCCCTTCGACCTACCTCTGCGGCTCGGCGACGATGTACCTGACGAGATCAGGCAGCTCGCCGACGACATCGACCTCCAGGGCAACTCTCTGGATGTCTTCGCGCGAAACTGGTTCCGCGATGGGATGGCGAAGGGATTCAGCCACGTCCTCGTGGAGTTCCCACGTCCCGATCCCCTACCTGACGGCCAGCCCCGCACTCTCGCCAACGACCGCGCTGACAACCTACGGCCCTACCTCGTCCACATCAAGCCGGAGAACCTGATCTTCGCCTACGCGGAGATAGTGAATGGTGTAGAACGTCTCACCCACGTCCGTATCCGCGAGGAGATAAAGCAGATGGTGGGCTTCGCGGAGCAGACGGTGTGTCGCATCAGAGTTATCGAGCCTGGCTTCGTGACGATCTACGAGGAGCAGGTAGACAAGCGGAACAACGATGCCCCGATCTGGGTGCCGGTGGATCAGTACGAATACAACCTGCCGTTCATCCCTCTCGTCACCTTCTACGCGAAGCGTGAGGGACTCATGCTGGGTAAGCCACCACTGGCCGACCTCGCCGACCTTAATATCCGCCACTTCAACAGCACGGCGGACCAGATCAGTGTCCTCACGGTCGCTCGTTTCCCGATCATCTGCGCCAGCGGTGCGCAGCCCGAAGACACCAGCATGATTATTGGGCCAAAACGTTTCCTGCACAACCCCGATCCCAACGGCCACTTCTACTATCTCGAACACACGGGTGCTGCCATCGGCGCCGGCCGCCAGGAGCTTATAGACCTGGAGGAGACGATGGCGCAGTTCGGCGCCACGTTCCTCCGCCGCCGGGCCGGAGGAGCTTCGGCCACCGCGCGCGCCCTAGATAGCGCAGAGACCTCCAGCCCGCTTAGTGATATGGCGATCCGCTTCAGGGACGCACTGGAGCAGGCGATGTTTCTCTTCGCCCAGTGGCTGGGTCTCGACGACGGTGGCACATACACCATCACTACGGACTTTGGCCTCAGCGACGAGGGCGGCATAAGGCTACAGGCGATACTGGCAGCGAGGGCTGCCCGCGAGCTGAGTCACCAGTCTTACATCGCCGAGCTGCTCCGATACAACGTCCTGGGCGTAGAGTTTGATGTGGTTCAGAACGACGCGGAGATACAGGCGGAGCCGGCGCCTGTGGGTCCGCCAGCCCAGCCTCCGACGATCCGGCCTCAGAATCCGCAGGCTACAAGTGTACCTGCGATGTAGTCAAATTTTCTAGCACTTTTACTGGAGAGATTTATGGAACTATACGACCCCACAGCGAACATAAAAGTCGCGGACATAAACACCGTGCCGGCGGACTTCCGCCCCATGTACAAGCAGGAAGCCGACGGCTTCGTCTTCGACGCGGAGAACCCCGTCGTGAAGTCGGCTATGTCTGTCATCGGGACGCTCAAGAAGACCAACGGAGTCATCCGCTCTGAGCGCGATGCGGCCACTAAGAACAAGATCGACTTCAGCCCGCTCGCCGACTATGGGCAGACGCCGACGGAGGTCGTGGCGGCCTTCCTAGCGCAGAAAGCGGAACTGGAGGCGCAGATCAAGAACGTCAACATCGACGACATCAAGAAGGGCGTGGGCAAGGAGTTTGAGAAGAAGCTGGTGCTGCGCGAGAAGCGAGAGGCGCAGCTCCAGAAACAGCTTCAGAAGACGCTCGTGAAGAACGGGTGCGCCGCGGCCCTCGCGGCCCAGAAGGGAAATATCAAGCTCCTCCTTCCCTACATGGAAGGCCAGGTGCAGCTTGTGGAGGAGAACGAGGAGTTCCACGCCCGTGTCGTCGATGATGCAGGCAAGGTCCGGTTCGGCGCCAACGGCCATATGACTCTTGACGAGCTTGCGGCCGAGTTCAAGGCCAACGCCGAGTTCGGTGCCTGCTTCGCGTCCGAGGCGCCCGCCGGCGGCGGCACGAAGCCAGGCACGACAAACCAGGTGCCGGCGCCCCGTAACACTGCGGCTGCGACGATGACGGCAGAAGAAAAAATAAGAATGGGCCTGCTGAAAAAAGGCTGACGCCGAGTTGTTTTCACCGGCCTAGTCAGTCCAGGCTGCGCAGATTGAACATCTGCGCAGCTTCTTTTTTCTGGAGCGAGCGATGACGACGGAAGAAAAGAAGGAGAAACACAGAGAGTCCAGCAAGAGATGGAGAGAGCAAAACAGGGAAAGAATGAAAGAATGTCAAAGGCGGTGGAGAAAGAAAAACAAGAAAAGACTGAAAGAGGATAAAAAAACATGGTTGGAGAAGAACAGGGAAAGAGTAAAAAAGACAGACAGACTTTGTAAGATGAAACGAATCTATGGTTTGACTGAAGAAGGGTTCAACAGTTTGTTAGAAGTTCAACAAGGATGTTGTGCAATCTGTGGATGTGCGGAACCAAAAGGTAAAGGAAACTGGCATGTGGATCATAACCACGAGACAGGAGAAGTTCGTGGCCTGCTGTGTTCTCAGTGCAATCCCGGACTTGGAAAGTTCAAAGACAGTCCTTCCATTCTTCGGGCCGGCGCCGACTACATTGAAAACCCAACCACAAAGAAGTTTCCTGGGATACTTGACATTATAGGACCTTCTGTCTAAGATGATTATGAAAGCCCGTTTTTTACGGGGTCTCCTGCTCTGCGAGGGAATCGTAGAACGAGAGATGTTGACCCGCCGAGGGATTCTGCGAGTTGCCGATGTGCTCCGCAAGGAGTGTGTTCCGGTACTCTTACAGGATTTCTCAGATGGCTTCCATAACTTTGGCAAATGCTGACAAACTTTCTCTACCCATGTTAATTCAGGGGGTTATTGAAAGCATAATTACCGTAAACCAGATGTTTGCGGTCCTGCCCTTCGAGGGCGTCGATGGCACCGCAATCTCCTACAACCGCGAGAAGGTCCTCGGCGACGCCCAGGCACTCGAAGTTGGTGGCACGATCACTGCGAACGCTCCCGCCGAATACGATAACGTGGCGAACGGTCTCACAACCCTCATCGCCGATGCTGATGTGAACGGTCTAGTCGAAGCGACCCTGTCGGCTGAGAACGATCAGCGTTCCGCGGCTATCGCCAGCAAGGCGAAGACAATCGGCCGCCTCTACCAAGGTATGCTCATCAACGGCGACGGCACCGGCAACAGCTTCGCTGGTCTGACCGAGCTGTGTGCGGACTCGCAGAAGGTTGATACTACGGCGAACGGCGCAGCCCTGTCGTTCCCTATCCTCGACAGCCTGATCTCTCTGGTCGTGGACAAGGATGGCGTCGTTGACTACTTCGCTATGAACACGCGGACTATCAACCAATATTTCTCTTTGCTCCGCGGCCTGAACGGTGCCTCGATCAATGAGACTGTCGAGCTGCCTGATGGCAAAACCCGCGTTCCTCACTACCGGAATGTGCCGATCCTTAGGAACGACTACATCTCGACGAACGTGACGAAAGGTACAAGCACCCTGACCAGTTCGGTCTTCGCCGGCACGCTGTCCGACGGCACCCGCAAGACGGGTCTGTCGGGTCTGACGGCCCGCAAGGCCGCGGGTATCCAGGTCATTGACGTTGGTGAGAAAGAGACGACCGACGACCACCGCTGGCGCATCAAGTGGTACTGCGGCCTGGCGCTCTTCTCTGAGAAGGGTCTCTCACTCGCCGACGGCATCACTGCCTAAGAGGCTTTTGATCTTGTGAATCCGCGGGCGGTGGCTGTGCCGCCGCCCGCTCTTTAGAATTTCTAGTGAAGTAAGGACATAAACATGGCCGCTACCCCCTATCTCGTGACTATCGACCGCAACAGTCAGTCCCCTCGTAAGAATGGAGTGGATGCGGCTGTTGTGGTCGCGGAAAACTCTACCGAGGCCAAGCAGATGGCAGCCTCTGTTCTGGACGGCGAAGGAAACGCACCCTGGACCGCCGCCACCGCGACGGCGCTCGCCGCGGCCGCCAACCTGGACGGCTTCGTGATGAATGTCCAAATCTTTCACCCCACAACTAATGCCCGCGTTGCTAACGCGAGCTTCACGGGTGTCAGCGGCGCCACCATCGACACCATCGGTACCGGGATCGCCGCAGCGCTCAACGCTCTCAGTAACATAGCCGGCGCGGCCTACAACACTGGCACGAATGTTCTGACGGTGGCGGAGACTACCGATGCTCTGGGCGACCACACCTTCGTTATCTCCCTGCGGCCACCCACGGCGACGCACGCTGATCCGCAGAACCTGACGAGCTGGTTCACCAGCCACGTCGATGGCGGCGTCGGCTCGGCCGCCCTGGCTGTGACGCTGGCCGCCCTGTCCTTCCCGAAGGTCTTCGGGATGCTGAAGCAGGTTTAAGCTGAGGTTTTGTCTTAGTTCTGAACGAAACAATCAAGGAGTAATATGAGTGTTGGAATTCACAGAGTTGCGGCCGATCCGAACAGCGCGGTCCCGTTCTTCAACGGAGTCAACGCGCAGGTGGTTCAGGCCAACTCTTCTGCTGAGGCCGTGGCTCTGGCGCAGGCATCCCAGGACGGCGACATCGACCCCGTGTGGGCCGCAGCCACCGTGGACAACCTTCCCGATGTTCCCGATCTGACCAACTGGGTTGTTCGGGTTCAGGTCAACACAAGCACTGCGACTGATGTGAGCGTGTCGGGTGTTGCCGGGGATTCGCTGACTGATCTTCTGACGAATGTGGCCTCGGCCCTCGTGGCCGCGAACCACGGCACAGACCACGCGGCCTTTGCCACAGACACACTGACTGTCGCATCGGCTGGTGATGCACTGGGCGATAAGATCGTGACAATTACCGTGACGCCTCCGACCGGCCTATTTCTGACCTCATACACTTGGGTTCAGACAGATGTTGTCGGGACCATCACGGACGGCGGCTCTAGCGGTTCTGCTCTTACGGTTGCGTTTGATATGACGTGGGTTTATCCCGCGCGTATTCTTGGATACAAGCAGTAATGGCATCCGTTCGGTTCAAGAGACTCAGCAGCAGCACGGACAACACCCGGTACAGTGCGGAGTTTCTGAGATCGAACAAGGGACTACCTGTCTTCGAGAAGCAGAGAACTGCGCGTGAGATGACAACCCCTACCAAGGGCAGGCCGAACAACTATCCTCGCGGGACGGATCGACGGGGCGATGAGTCGGCGAACAATCAAGATAGAGGATAACATGGCACGAAAAGCAAAACTCGGATCAGGGAAACGCTTCGCGGCCGTCGAGGCCGCGGCTGCTCGCAGTGGTGCTAAAAATCCCGCCGCTGTCGCGGCGGCGGCCGGTCGTGCGAAGTTTGGAAACAAACGCTTCGCAGCTTTGTTTGCGATGGGCCGACACCGCGCCGCGTTGGCACGCCACCACGGCAATGCGGGCAACCCGCGGAGTTTCTGATGGGTGCGAAGATGAAGTCCAAGAAGCAGGTTGCATACCTGCTTAGTAGTGCCAGTCCCCTCACGGTCGTGCAGAAGAGCAAGCTCATCCACGAACTGCACAGGGGAAAAGTAAAGATCAAGAGGTAAAGTCATGGCCTTCATCGCAGAAGACGGATCGGGCCTGACGAACGCGAACAGCTATATCGACCTGGTCTTCGCCACCGCCTACCACACCGACCTGAACCATGTCTCGTGGAACAACCTGAGTTCCGCGGACCAGGAGTTCTCATGCACAGCGGCCTCCTTCTACATTGATAAGAGATTCGGGCGCCGATTCCGTGGGACCAGGGTGAGGAAGACCCAGGCTCTCCAGTGGCCTCGTATCTCCGCCTACGACAACGACGGATTTGTGCTGAGTCAGATTCCTCTCGATCTACGGCGAGCAACTGCTGAATATGCTCTCAGGGTTGCCCTTTACAAAGAGCTGGCGCCGGACCCAGTGCTCTCAGTGCCCCAGCAGGACTTCTCTGGTTCTGATCTGCCAACCGTAGCAACGGAGCAATCCGAGGGTCTTATCTCCAGCAAGACAGATGTCGTGTTCGGCGCCGTGGAGGAGTCTGTCTCTTACCGTAGCCCCGGTAGTCAGTCGGGCCTCGACACGGGCAAGAACTCGCAGAGTTCACTCGTCACCACCAGCAACATCCCCGAGTATCCCGCCGCGGACCTCTGGATCGAGAACCTGCTGCGTACTCGCAGCCACATCATCAATCGAGGATAGAGTGCCCAACTATCCGAAACTTGCAGAGGTGGCGAAGAAGCTCATAGAGAAGTCTGGACGTACAGTCACACTCCGTAGACTGTCGGAGACACCCGCTGATCCAACGAAGCCCTGGCGGAATACGAACAGCACAGTCGTTGAGATGAGCATGATCGCAGTCATGTTGGATGGCCAGTATGTTGATGGCGCCGACGACCTTGTTCGTCGCGGGATGCGGGAGGCCGTGGTCGCGGCGAAGTCCGCCCGATCCGCCCGCAGCAAGCTACTCCATGCAGAAGTAGGTGTGGGGGGCGCCGGCTACAGTGTCGCGGACATCGTAACACTTGCGGGCGGCACAAGTACCACTTCGGCCACGATCACTGTGCAGACAGTGGATGGGCTGGGCGCGGTCCTCACGTTCTCCGTGACTGATCCGGGTGTCTTCGTCACGTTGTCTTCCGCCTTGACTGCGGCTAGTGTTGCGCCGCCCGGAGGAACAGGCCTCGTGCTGAAGAACGCCGTCTTCGCCGCCACGGACCTGACGCAGTTCGAGCTTCGTTCCCTCGTCCTCGACGCCGCCGGCGCCAGCTATAGCGTCGATGATATCATCACGCTCGCCGGAGGCGCTGCGATCACGCCCGCGACAGTGAAGGTACTCTCCGTGGGTGGAGGCGGCTCTATCGGAATATTCAGCATCCTCGATCCGGGCCTCTACCTGACGACGGCCCCCAATCTGACTCAGGCGGGTGTCGCACCACCCGGTGGAAGTGGGGCCACGTTCAAGTCCGCCACCTTCAGTGTGCTCGATCTGACGCAGTTCGACGAACTCGTGGATGGGACGGAGACATGGAAGATAGACCAGATCATCCGTGTGGCGCCCGGTTCTGAAGACTTGGTCTGGAGATTCAGGCTAAGGAAGTAACATGCCGCTTACGATAACCCAAGCCCGAGACGAAATCCTCGGTGTCCTCAAGTCCGCCATCGACGGGAGCAATTCGTACAAAAATACCCCCATCGTCTACGACGATGCCGAGGAGAGCATCCCCACGGACGTGCGGACCTCCTGGATCAGAGCCACGATGAGGCACGCTACGGGCGTTCAGGCTACACTGGGAGCTGCTTCGGGCAAGGCCCGCTACAACAGGACAGGCACACTGGCTGTCCAGGTATTTACGCCCCTGTCCGGTGGGAACGTGACTTCAGATGCTTTGGCCACTATAATCTTGCAGGCATACCAGAACGCCCCTTCTGTGGGCGGTGCCTGGTACAGTCGGTTCGACTTCAAGGAGCTGGGACGAGATCGAGGATGGAATCTGACTCTCGTGCTGATTAGTTTCGACTACGACGAGTTGGTTTGACGAGGACACGAAGATGGCTAAGCTGGTAAAGATCGACAGTAATACTTCAGGCCTCAGATATGCGAAGAACACCTCCATTGGTGTTCTGCCTACGGCGGCTCTGCAGATTTGGAAGCCCCTCGAACCCAATACATATAGTTCCTTCGGCGGCCAGCTTACTACGGTTGCGCGCCGGCCGATCAACCCCTCTCGCCAGCAGAAGAAGGGCGTCGTTACCGACGTGAGTGCCGATTTGGGTTTCTCGACCGATCTTACTCAGACGAACATGCAAGAGCTTCTGGAGGGATACTTCTACGCTCAGTTCCGTCGGAAGGATGAGCTTGTCGCCAACGGCATCAGCATCGCTTCCGTCACGTCCAGCGGCGACGACTGGCTCATCAATAACGCCGAGCTGGACACCCTTGCGCTGAACGCGGCTGGAACCGGCTACAGCGTCAACGACATCATCACCCTCGCCGGCGGAACCTTCAAGACGGCCGCGACCATCAGAGTTCTCACCGTCAGCGTAGGCGCCATAGTCACCTTCGCTATCGAGACCCGCGGCGCCTACAGCGTTGCCACAACCTCCTTCACGCAGGGAGCAGTATCCCCCGCGGGTGGTAGTGGAGCCACCTTCAATACAGGCGTGTTCCGAAAGATATTTAACTTCGATCAGCTCCTCACAGGCGCCCTCGTCTTCGTAACTGGTCTCACCGACCCGGCCAACAACGGCATCCATGTTCTCAACGCGGACCTTGCGACACTCACCACGGTCTCCACGAGCGACTCGCTCGTAGACGACACGCTGAACGGTAATGCGGCCGCCGACATGGTCGTGGTTGGTTTCGAGTTCACGGCCGGCGACGCCGAGATTGATGCCTCTGGAACACTTCCTTTCTTGAAGACAACCACGAAGGACCTACGTGATCTCGGTCTCGTCGAGGGTGAGTGGATATTCATCGGCGGCGATGCCACATTGGAAGCATTCACGACGACCACGAACAACGGATTTGCCCGTATCATCAGCATCGCTCAGAATGCCCTTACGTTCGACAAGACCTCCGCCGACATGGTTACAGACAGCGGGGGCAGCCAGACGATCCGTATCTTCTTCGGGCGTCATCTGCGAAATGAGCAGGGTACAAGCATCGTCCGCAGCACATTCGACTTCGAGCGCAACCTCGGCGCCAACGATGATAGCGATCTCACTAAGCAGCAGGCCGAGTACGTCGTCGGTGGCGTGCCGAACGAGTTCGTCTTAAATGTGGCCTCGGTAAGTAAGATCACGGCGGACCTCACCTTCGCGGGCCTCCACACCGACCATATCGACGAGAACGTGAGTGGCGCTAACACACTTCTCTCGCACGCCGCCGTGACCGCGGGCAGCGCGTTGAACGCCCCGGCTGTCGTAGAGGCTGATGCTTTCAATACCAGCACGAATATCCCGCGTATCAAGCTGAGTGTCATCACTGCCGGCGTCGAGAATCCGACACCGCTGTTCGCTTTCGTGACCGACCTGAAGTTCACGATCAAGAACAACCTGGACCCGAACAAGGCGGTCGGGGTCCTCGGCTCCTTCGAGGTGACGGCCGGCCTGTTCGAGGTTGGTGGATCGCTCACGGCCTACTTCAGCGACGTGGCCGCGGTCCAGGCGGCCCAGGATAACGCCGATGTGACTATCGACTGCCACATTGTTAAGGCGAACGCCGGCATCACCCTGGATATCCCGCTGATGAGCCTGGGTAACGCGAAGCCGACAGTTGATATAGATAAGCCGATCACGCTGCCTATCGACATCATCGCGGCCAGCGGTGCCAAGGTGGATGCGAAACTAGATTATACGGCGAGCTTGACATTTTATGATTATTTGCCAGTCCTTGCTGAGTGATCTGGCACAGTTGAAAGAAGAATTACGTAGTATTTATTACGGAGAGAGCATATGGGTACATATCGGAACTTCAGGACGGATGCAACTATCGAACGCGAGGGTCTTATCTTGGACCTGGGTGACTCGGGCAAGTTCAAGATCGCCAGAGCCGGCGGCGCCAACGACAAGTACCAGCAGAAGCTGTTCCAGCTCCTTCGGCCACACCGCCGCGCTATGCAGCTCGGAACTCTCGATCCGAAGGTGGATCGGGCTATCGCCGTTGAGGCCTTCGTGGACGCAATCCTGCTCGGCTGGGAAGGCGTCACGGACGAGAACGGCGAGGCGCTCGCTTACAGCAGGGCTGCGGCGATGAAGTTGTTCACCGATCTGCCCGATCTCCTCAGTCAGCTTCAGCAGAGCGCCGGTGATGCCTCGCTGTTCCGTGAAGAGTACACGGAGTCCGACGCAAAAAACTGATCGAGGTCCTGCTGTTCGAGCTACAACACGGGACCCTGGAGAGAACACTTCTCGCTCAGACAGGCCGTCAGAAGCAGCGGCTGCCTAAAGTCCTGGAGAACCCCCCGGAGTTGCAGATGGGCCTGGAGTTCGTCTATCGGGCATTTTGGGACCTATCCTCCAGCCGAGCAACAGGTATGTCTATGGGCGCCATCCCCTGGGCGGTCGTGGACGCCTACGCTGATGCCCACAACCTGAATGAAGATGACAGTCAGGACCTTCTTTCTCTAATTCGTCGCATGGATAGTGCCTTCCTTGGGCACTATAATGATGAGTCGAAGAAGGGAAAGAAGTAGGTGGCGAACCAGACTATAAATCTCGGCGAGGCGAAGTCCGCATTTGATGTGATAGCGGCGGCGATTCCGAAGGCGATTGGGCTTCTGACCAAAGATGTGGCCACCACTGCTCTCAAGACTGTCATTTCTGGAACTCCCGTGGATACGGGCCTGGCCAGATCAAACTGGCACGTCTCGCTGAATAATCCATCCATTGATGTGCTTGATGCCTGGAGTCCGTATCCGAAATACAGCGGCCCCAAGCTGTCAGAGACGGCCAATGAGACCGCGGCGGTGGATGCTGGTCTTTTGGTGCTCTCCAGCTTCAAGGATGGCGATGTGGTCTTCATCCAGAACAACATACCGTACATCGGCAGCCTGAACGACGGTACATCCAAGCAGGCAAATAGGGGATTTGTAGAAGACGCTGTGAAGGCATCTTCTGTGGTTGCGGCCCTTAAGTTTGCGAGGTATCTGGCAAGTGTCTGATACAACGATCAGGATCATCATCGTCACGCAGGGAGCAAAGGCAGGGGCTGATGCTTTCAAGAATATCGGTACATCTGCCGCTAGTGCATCGGCCAGTATCAATTCCTTTAATGTTGGTCAGGGGGCCGCTTTCGGAAGCGCAGCAGCGGCGGCTATAAAAAGAGTTGCTTCCATCATCCTTGAAGTCGCTGACGACTATATCCTTTTCTCCAACCGGATTCGTCTGGCAACAGAAAACCAGGGTCAAGCAAATTATGTGATGCAAAAACTCTTCGAGATAGGAAATCAGACAAGAACTTCTTTCGAGTCCCTTGGTGAGACCTATGACAAGTTGGCGCAAAGTTCAACAGAGCTGGGCCTAACCACATCCGATCTACTTGATCTTACGTTGACGCTGTCTGAGGCGTTTACGGCTGAAGGAGCTAGTTCTAGCGCAATAGCTGCAACGATCAATCAGATTAGTGTTGCGTTTGCCCAGGGAAGTCTCACAGGGCGCCAGTTCAGGACCATTATTGGAAACCAACCGTTTCTTGTGGACCAACTCAGCAAGGCCTTGGGAGTTTCCACGGAGAAATTACGACAACTTGGGGCACAAGGGAAACTGTCTTCGGAACAGTTGATTGCAGGGTTTACAATTGCAGCTCCAGAGATTGAGAAACAATTTCAAATCATACAAGCAACCCTGTCAGGACGGTTGACTGTTCTTAAAAACCAGGTTGTTGAGGGAGGCGCAAAAATAGTGAATTCTTCCGTAGTTTCTGGTTTCTTGGCCTCTGCTGTGGGGGTTGTAACTGCCAGAATTGACGATGTGGCTGAGTTAGTGGCTGTTTTTACAGACAAGGGACGTGCTACTGACGAACTTCTGGAGCAGACTAGACAGGAAGCGATTCGAGCCACCAAGGCAAAAGCAGAACTTGCCAAATATATAAGAGAAACCAGTATTCCTTCAAGAGCAACAGCCACCCAGAGCGAGTTTCAGGAAAATCAGTCTTATACTTTGAAGAAGTCTCTTGATCTGCAGGTACTTCTAAATAAGGAGGGTTCAGTTGCGGCGTCGGTTCAGATTTCTGTAAATGAGAGAATGGCCAAGGGACTTATAACCGAATCGGAACAGAACCGGCTTCTTAAGGAAAAAAGAAACCTAACTGATATCTACAACGAGGCCCTAAGTAAGGGATTAGTTACTCAGGCGGAACAAAATGATCTGGCTAGTGGAAAGTTGACAATAGATGAACTTTCAAAAACCGTGCTTGAGAGACAGGGCTTTTCTGAAGAGGCCATAAACAAGTTGTTGAAAGAACGAGTAACTTTTTTGGATTTGAACAACAGGGGATATACGAAGATTTCAGACAGCAAGGCCTCAGAATTAAGTTCAGCGGCTAGAAGTCTAGCCCTGGAGAAGGTAAAAAGTTCAATTATAGCAGAGACGGGAGGAAACCAGGAAGATTTTAACACCAAACTTCGTGTAGCAGAGGGCCTTCTGGGGGAAGCCAATAAGGGCACAGAAGGGTGGAAAGATAAAGTGGGTGTATTGATCGAGTATATCGAAAAGTTGAAAGTTAAAAATGCTGATCTGTTTCCAGATGCGGCCCATGCTCTTATCAGTGGTCAAGAGCAAGTAAAATCCCTTACTAAAGATAATCGAGGCATCGCTGCTGCTTATGTAAATGCCTGGAAGGAAGCCAACGGTCCCGCTAAAGCATATCAGGAAACAGTTCTTGGTATAACGGCTGCTCTTAAGGATAACCAGATAAACCAGGAACAGGCGAACCGGCAGCTCCTGGAGGCGCGTGTCAACTTTCTCGAAACCCAGACGACGCTGGAAGCGGGATTCGAGCGGGGTTTCGACAAGATCACTTTGGAGGTTACGAACTTCAGCACCCTCGCCGAGCAGTCCGTGACGGATGCCTTTCATGGGATGGAGGACGCGCTTGTCAACTTCGTGAAGACCGGCAAGCTGGACTTCAGCAGCCTCGTCGATTCCATCCTCACGGACATGATAAAGATTCTGCTGAGGGCGACGATAGAGGCCCCGATCCTGGCGGTCCTGAATGCTCTCACAGGCGGGCTTCTAGGAGGGGCCGCGGGTGCCGGTACGGGCGGATATGCGGCGTTCCTAGGCGGCAGTGCTTCCATCGGCGCCATCACGCCGGCGAGGGCTGCGGGCGGGCCTGTCAGTGGCGGAAGTCCCTACATGGTTGGCGAGCGTGGTCCCGAGCTGTTTGTCCCCGGAAATTCTGGGCATATTATCCCCAATGGTGGTTCATCTGGAACAACAATAAACGTCCATAATATTGTTGATCGGGATTCGATAATCGGAGTGTTGAATGATCCAAAAGCCCACGATACTATCGTGAATGTGATAGCAGTAAATCGTAAAAGCATAAAGTCTATTCTTGCTTCTTAGGTTTATATGTTTGATGTAAAAAGTTACAGAAAACAGTGGTATGAAGCAAACAAAGAAAAGGTTGCTTTGCAGCAACGTGAGTATTATTTGGCCCACAAAAAGGAGGCGGCTGCATACCTGAAGAGGAGCCAGCAATGAGTCTCTTCCCTTTCCAACCCGAAACCCCCCTCTCTGAGACCCTGAGGTTCCTCACGGACATCATCGACCACATTGATGCGAGTGAGCAGCGCATAAATCTCCGCCTGGCTCCTCGCCAGGAGTTCAACCTGCAGTTCAGTGTGGAAGACACGGATCGTCAGCGTATCGAGAATCTCTTGTTCGGGTCCGCGGCCGCGAACTTCGATCTTCCTCTCTGGCACCAGCCGCTGATCCTCACAGCGGATGCGGCCGCGACAGACGTTTCCGTTACTGTCTACGATCCGGCCAACCTTCCGGCTGATCTCGGCTACACGACCGCCTACAACGACTTCCGCAGCGGCGGCAAGGCGATGGTATGGGAAGATGAGACGAACTACGAACTGGTGGATACCCTAGACCTCTCGACGCCCGGCACCATCGCCTTCTCCGCGGGCTTGACGAACAGCTATCCTTCCGGCTCCAAGATATACCCGGTTCTTCCCTCGGTGATTTTGGGCCAGCCCAGAGTCGTGCGTCATGCGATCCACCTGACCGAATACACGATCAACTTCGCCATCACGGACCAGAACGTGTCCTTCGCCGACGACAGCGCATTCAGCTCCCTGAGCGGTCTTCCGCTGCTCGACGACCCCAACGTCATCAGCGGGACGATGAACGAGACCTGGGATACCCGCATCACCATCCTCGACGGCCGCACGGGTGTCTTCAGTACGGCGACGCGGCAGGACCGCGCCAGGCGGGGTACAGCGAAGTCCTGGGTAAGCCACACCCGCCAGCGCATCTGGGAGATTCGGCAGATGCTGCACTTCCTGCGTGGTCGGCAGAAACCATTCTACCTGCCCACGTTCGCACAAGACCTGACGGCGTCCCAGAATCTCGGCTCTGGCTCGACGCATCTGGTGGTTGTGAATACGGCCTATACGGCGCAGACGGTGTCGAGGAACCCAAGAAATCTGATAAGGGTTGGACTTGTGGACGGAACGATTTTTTATCGCACTATCGTCTCCAGCAGCGTGCTGTCGGCGACAGAGGAGCAGCTCGTGCTCGATACGACCTGGCCCTCCCTCATCCTTCTGGAGGATGTCGAGCGCATAGACTTCCTGGAGAAGGTTCGCATAGACAGCGACGATATCACGCTCAGGCACAACGACGCTATCGGGTATTCGGAGGTTGGTTTTGCGGTAAGGACGGTGATCGAGTGAGCTACTCAGCGCAGGAGATATCCAGGGCTTCCGGCAGTCCCGTCGAACTCTACAACATCACGATGGGCGTGGATGCGTGGTACTTCACGACCGCGGACGAGCCTATTTCAGACAGTGGCCACGACTACGTTCCGTTTCCGCTCAGCAGAGACGCGATCCCCATATCCAAAGAGGACCGCACAACGCAGGCACAGGTCCTGCTGCCTGCGTCGCACGAGTTCCCGCAGCGGTACATCAACCTAACCCCCACAGATAGGGCCTTCGTGACTATCCGCCGCTACCACAGATATGACAGTGGTCCCGAAGTCGTCAGTCTCTTCCGTGGTGTTGTCTCCTCTGTGAAGTTCTCGGAGAATGGACTTCTGGCGACAGTGGGTGTAGCACCCTTCACAGACAACCTGGGTCTCATCGTTCCTCGGTTCATCTATAGCAGTCTCTGCAACCACGTACTCGGCGACCGAACTTGCCGCGTCGATCTGGCGAACGGCGTGGACGCGACAACGGCGAAGCCGTTCACATTCGTCGGCAATGTGTCTGCTGTAAGCGGGTTGACCCTAACGGTTGATGGGATCGCGGCGGCCGGCTACCCCGACCACTTCTTCGACAGCGGTATGGTCACGACGGCGGCCGGAGACAAGCGGTGCATCAAGCGGCAGCTCGGTGACGCAGTGAAGGTACTTGTGCCCCTGTTCGTAGGTGCAGCGATCATCGGGCAGAACGTCACATTGACGGCGGGATGTGACCACAAGATCGCAACATGTCAGGCTAAGTTCGCCGCGGTGAAGAACTTCGGCGGCTTTGCCACGGTACCGGCCAAGAATCCCTTCACACAAAACATATTCTAGGCTACAGAAAGAACCATAATGGACCCGATCACGTTCCTCATTGAAATAGCCATCATCGTCGTGCTGACCGTGGCACTGGCCATGCTCGCGCCTAAGCCGAAGATCACGGACCAACGCCCAGCATCTCTGGGCGAGTTTCAGTTTCCCACGGCGACAGAGGGTCGGAGTCTCCCGCTGGTGTGGGGGACGGTGAAAGTTCCAGGAAGTAATGTATGCTGGTATGGAGACCTGAAAGCCGTCCCCATAACGAAGAAGATCAAGACAGGCCTGTTCTCCAGTAAGGAGCAGGTGCTCGGCTACGAATACTTCCTCGGCATCCAGTTCGCAATCTGCCGCGGGACTGTTGATCTTCTCACGAAGGTCTGGGTAGACGACAAGCTCGTCTTCAGCGGCAGTGTCGCACACCGGGACTTCGCCCTCATAAACAAGCCATTCCTCTACGGCGGCCCGGATCAGCAGGGTGGTGTCAAGGGACACCTGAGACTTCTCGCCGGCGACCGGAACCAGGGCATCGACGGATATCTCGACAGTGCCCTCGACCACAGCACCATCCTCACAACGCCCGCGTACAGGGGCACCTCCTACATCATGTGGTCTAACAACGTATCTAGCGGCACGGGGCATGAGCTGAAGACCGTCACGCTGAACGCGGCAGGGTCCGGCTACAGCCCCGGCGACGTTGTCACGCTCGCCGGCGGAACCTCCTCGCCGGCGCCGAAGGTGACGGTACTTACGGTGGGCGCGGGAGGTAGTGTTCTGACGGTCCTCCTTGGCCCCAACGGACAGGGGATATTTTCCTCCATCACTGGCGCATCAAACCTGACCCAGGCCTCTGTGTCGCCGGCCGGCGGCACCGGCGTCACGTTCCAGAACTGTACCTACGAAATCCTCGACACCACGGCCAACCGCGGACCCGGCTACCTCGGAAACTCCACGCAGATCAAGGCATTCGCGTTCGAGGTCGTCCGCATCCCCAACGGTCTCGCCTTGGGTAGTGGCCACGAGACGATCCAGTCGGCTGATGCGAATCCGATGAATGTTATCTACGAGATTCTCACAGACCCCGACTGGGGCCTGGGCTTCGCCGCCGCCGACATAGATACAACCGTCTTCAGTGCCGCTGCGGACGTGCTGTTCACAGAGGACAACGGGTTCTCGATGATCCTGGATAGCCCCAGCACGGCCGGCGACCTCATCAAGGAGATCGAGCGTCAGATCGAGGGGATTGTCTTCGTTGACCGCACATCCGGCAAGTGGACGATCAAGCTAGTCCGGGCTGATTACACGCTCGGTTCCATGCCGGCGATAGATGAGACGAACATCAAGGAGGTGAGGGACTTCGCCCGCTCCTCCTGGCAGAACACCAAGAACAACATCCAGATTCCCTTCGTGGACCGCGCCAAGAGCTACAAGCAGACCTACGCCATAGCGCAGGATGTGGCAAACATGTCGCTGCAGGGCGGCCTCATAGCCACCGTCTCCGAGAAGTATCCGGGCGTCATGTCACGCACCAACGCGACCCGTCTTGCCTGGCGTGGCCTTAAGAACTCCGCATACCCATTGGCAAAAGCCACGTTTGTCCTCGACCGAACCCTCCATTTCCTCAACCCCGGCGACGTGGTTCGGTGGTCAGACACGGCCCTATCCATCACAGATATGGCCATGCGGATCACCCGCGTCGATCTGGGCCGGCTGGATGACGGCGTCATCACAGTTGATGCGATCCAGGACGTGTTCGCCTTCGAGGAAGCGAGCATGGGAGAGCCGACAGACACTACCTGGGTCGATCCAGCAACGCAAGTCCCCGTTGATATACCCAGCAACAACCGGGCGATCTTCGAGGCTCCGAAGGCATTCGTAGACCGTGCCGGAGGCCTGCCTGACCGCATATGGGCAGGCGCCCGCAACCAGGGTGATGGAACGACGGCTTTCGACATCTGGATGAACCCCAACACAACCGCCTACAGCCAGGACAGCGAGGTCCAGACTTTCTTCCTCATCGGGAAGCTGACCTCGGCGATCACGCCCGATAACACGCCTGGTGTCTCCGATGTCACAGTCACACCTGATCCAGATGTGGAAGGGGATATCCTCGATCAGATCATCTCGCGGACAACCACGGAGATCGGCGTCGGTCTCCTGAACCTCTGCCTTGTGGACAACGAGTTCATCGGCTTCACGACAGCGGTTGATAGTGGTGGAAACATCGTGCTGACGGACTGCTATCGCGGGCTGATGGACACAGTACCTGCGTCCCACGCGATCAACGCGAAAGTCTACTTCATCAGCATGGGGGGCAACATCTCCGCCGGCAATTTCGTGTCTGGCGACTCGGTGGACGTGAAGCTCTTGACGCGAGGCCCCTACGGGACGCTCGATATAGGTGATGCTACGGCCACGACTATCGTTATGGCTGATAGGTATCGGAAGCCATATCCCCCGAACACCATCTACGACAGCAACTTCGATCCTGAAGCCACACCCACGGCGAACTGGGAGAGTCCGTGGCCGGTGGATGTGAACTTCGTGTTTGGATCAACCACGCACAAAGGAATCGCTGTTGGAGTCATCACAAAGTTTTTTGGAACAACAAACGAGGTGAACTCGTCTCTTCGTTCTTTCAACTTTGTTCCCGTCATGTTAATATCAGATGATGAGATCAGCTACGGCACACAGGAGCAGCTATACCAGCTCTATGACACAACCGGAACAGCATTCCTAATAAATTTCAACTTCAGCAATAGCTGGACCAGCGGCCAGGTCCTTAACATAGAGAGAACGAGGATTCTGAGAAATGTTCTCGGCACCGACGCCGGTGAGGAGGGTAGCGCAGCCCTCCCTACCAGTATGAGGATGTTGGTCTCAACTCGTCATACTCGCACCCAGGATGGGGCTTCATATCAGGCAGATCAGGACATCCAGTGGGACTTCCCGGTCACATTCACAGAGCTGTCGGGGCTGTTCATCTTCCTAGTGACGGCCATCAATGTGATCTCCGCGACCTACACGGCAACAAATACGGGAACCCACACTGTAACCCGGAGCTGGGATTCTCTGTCGGGCACAAACACGCTCCAGGTGAGCGTCAATGGGGCTGCTTTCGCCACCGTTATCACCGGCACGGCAACCAGTGGTACCTTCTCGGCGACATCGGGCCAGACGATCCGCTTCAAGTCCACGGCTGGAACCAGCATCTACCTCTACAAGCTCAGCTTCAGCGGAACAGACCTGGCCTTCGGAATTATAGACTAAAATTTGCAAAGATGCCTATAATGGTGTATCATGGAAAAGTCTGAGGAAAAACCGGAGCGTCTGAGTCACGACGACATCGAAGAGATCGCCACCAGGGTCGTTCGGCGGGTGTTTCTGGAAATGGGCATCGACGCGAGCACGCCGCTGGCAGCTCAGCAGGACTTCGCCTTCATGCGGAATCTAAGACGTGGTTTCGAGAGCACGAAGCGAACAGCCCGGACCACGGCTGTGGGAATCTTCGTTACGACGATCCTGACGTTGCTTCTATGGGCGATAAAACAGGCCATCAAGGGAGAGATGAAGTGAAGACATCAGAGAAATTCGCCACGGATGCTGTTGATGTACAGATCATGGAAGCCATAGATGTAGTCGGCACGGGACTCACTGACCTGTCCAGAGAGACAGGACTGAGTCGTTCTACGATCTACTACCGCCTCAAGAAGATGGGCGCCGATAAGCCGATCAGCGCAGGCTCTATCCGCGGCACGGCGGAGAAGTCCGCAGAGCTACCGAAGCCAGGCAGAATCAAGCGGTACATCCTCACCTCCGCCCAGAACAACACGAAGATACACGAGGCGGTCTGGGAGAGCCTCCTCACGCTGGCGAAATACTACGACGCCGCGATCCTGATCGGCACCTTCAGCTACAACCAGAACGCCTTCGGGTCTATGGCTACGAAGCGGGGCACGGAGAAGCACGATAAAGACCTGTGGTACGACGAGCGGCTCAAACCGTACTTCGCGGATGAGCGGATAAGGCTAGCCGAGGGCCTCGTATGGTGTGGCGAGATGAATATCATGCCCACGGCCGAGAACCCGCTGAGTGGTCTGGAAACCTACAGCGGCCGTAAGAGTGCCATCGTGCCGCACGCGAAGATCGCCATGCAGTCCGTCGCCGCCATGAAGGGCGAGGGAGTGAAGTTCAACTACACGACAGGCACTGTCACGCAGATGAACTACATCCAGAAGAAGGCCGGTCAGAAGGGCGAGCACCACCACACTTACGGTGGACTGCTTGTCGAGGTGAATGCGGACGGAGCCTGGTTCGTGCGGCAGATCGAGGCGACGAAGGAGGGGGTTATATGCGACTTGGACATCCGCGTCGAGGGCACCAAGCTCACACGGAAGAACAGGGTTGAAGCGATAACCTGGGGTGACATCCACGCAGCCTGCGTGGATGAGAACGTCACGACCTCGGCTCTCGGAGCCGATGGCATGATGGACACTCTCAAACCTCGCTACTCGTTCATCCACGATATCTTCGAGGGTGTGTCTTTCAGCCACCACACGGCTGACAACTGCCACGCGAAATTCTCAGCTCACCTGCGTGGTTACGACTCGGTACAGTGTGAAGTTAATACGACCGCTCATGTTCTCAGTTCTTATCTACGGAAGCTCACTCAAACTGTAGTCGTAGACAGCAACCACGACAGCGCCTGGCTTGCTCGCTGGTTGCGTGAGCACGACTACCGACGTGATCCGGTGAATGCGGTGTTCTTCCTGCAGATGCAACTCGCCTTCTACGAAGCGATGGAGAGGAAAGAGAAGCTGAACCTGACGAGGTGGGCACTCCAGATTTTTCCTCGACAGCTCGGAGAGGTGAAGTTCCTCGGGCCAGACGAGTCCTTCCGCACCTGTGGCGGCCTTATCGAGAACGGACAACACGGGCACCTCGGGCCGAACGGCGCCCGCGGTACGGCCCAGAACCTCAACAGGGTTGGCCGCAGGGCGAATACGGCCCACAGTCACAGCGCGGCCATCGTGAACGGCCTATATGTCGCCGGCACGAGCAGCGATCTGGATATGGGCTACAATGTCGGCCCCTCGTCTTGGTCCCACAGCCACATCATCACATACCCTACTGGCAAGAGAACCATCATTACTGTCTGGGATGGGCGGTGGAGAGCATGAAGATAGAGAAGCCACAGAACCCAGATAGAGAAGCGGGGATCATCTCCCTTCTGACGGCACGAGAGCAAAAACCGGCTGATCCCAGTTGGAACAGTTGGGTTGAAGCCTGGACGAAGTGTGTTTTTGAAAATCATCGAAAGATGAGAATTTTAACTCCAGATGGTTGCCCAGAACCAGTTTATGGGTTATAATGTAATATGAGCTTCAGTGAAGTGGTCTTTTTATCTTCCATGAAAGGAAATCTATGTTCTGGATCATCGTTCTAGTCGCGGTCGTGTTTGTCGTCGGAGTTCTGTTCGCCCGCAAGAACAAGGCATTCGCGTTCGAGGTCGTCCGCATCCCCAACGGTCTCGCCTTGGGTAGTGGCCACGAGACGATCCAGTCGGCTGATGCGAATCCGATGAATGTCCTCTACGAGATTCTCACAGACCCCGACAGGGGACTCGGTTTCGCCGCCGCTGATATCGACACGACCGCCTTCGCGGCCGCTGCGGATGTGCTCTGGTCGGAAGACAACGGGTTCTCGATGATCCTGGATAGCCACAGCACGGCCGGCGACCTCATCAAAGAGATCGAGCGCCAGATCGAGGGAATTGTCTTCGTTGACCGCACAACTGGCAAGTGGACGATCAAGCTAGTCCGGGCGGATTATACACTCGGTTCCATGCCGGCGATAGATGAGACGAACATCAAGGAGGTGAGGGACTTCGCCCGCAAGAACAAGGCGAAGGCCAACGCTATCGCCGGCGCCGCCGATTCTGCGAAGGCCGCGGTGTCGAATGAGTACAATAAGTTGACAACGAAGCCCCCGGTCAAGTAAACTGGCTCATGCTCCTAGAAAGGAGGACACAGTGGCAAGCAAGAAACAACTGGCCGCCCGCGCAAAGTTCATTGCGATGGTCAAGGCCAAGAACCACGGCAAGAGTGGTAAGATGAAGAAGGGCAAGTAGGTGGGGTCTTTGTTCGATCTAGGGAACAGGCCCCACTTTTTCTTGGAGAGAGCTTGTGGTCTATAAATGCGCTGATAGTGTAGAGGCTGCACGTCCCCCTATCCAGGTGGAAGGAGAAGGTTCGATCCCTATCTCAGCGCTTGATCTTAGGTTTGTAGAGATCAACATGCGAGAAGCAAAGGTTCTGAACGAGACCTGGCACAGCATGTTGCCGAGAACCGATCTTGGTAATCTTCTCTGTGGGAGCATCTCTGTCGCATACGCTGCGGAGTACGGGGGCAAATTTCTTGGTGTCGCCATCTTTAGTCAGCCCATCGTCAGGAGCTTATGTGATGGGCGAACAATTGAGTTGAGAAGACTGGCTTTGGGGCCGGATGCCCCCAAAAATTCTGCCTCCAGGATGATGGCAGTTACGGCCAGACTTGTGAAGCGGAAGTATAGGTGGATCAACAAGATCGTCAGCTACCAAGCCGTAGACGTTCATGCGGGAACCATCTACAGAGCGGCGGGATGGACTCCCGTGGGAAAAGTTGTTCCTGCTCGTCCCCAGAGGATGAAAGGCAGCAAGCAGAGAGCCACAGGACCTCTCCAGACACACAGCCGAAAACTACGGTGGGAGAAGATCATAGGAACGGATGCCTATGTTCCTGAAGAGGGAGAGACAACAGAGAGAATCAGAAATCTTCTTCTGACTTCAAACGGAAAGAACGCATGAAGAAGCTGAACACAAACCTCGTCTTCCACGGCCTCCCTGTCTTCCTGGAGGTGCCGGACGACTTCGTCTCAGAGCAGGCGATCCTCCGTGCTTTCCACGCGCACCTCGACCGGGTAGAGAATGTATTTCTGAAGAAAGAGATTGTGTCTGGTACTTTCCCTCGCCTGGCCGAGGACAGTAGATGAGCATCACATTCAAGACGAAGCCTTTTCCACACCAACTCGCCGAGTTCGAGCTGAGCCGAAACCTGCCTGCTCGTGCCCTCTTCTTCGAGATGGGTCTCGGGAAATCATTCTGCGCAATTGTAAACGCCGCACACCTCTACGCGGAGGGTAAGATCACAGGGATGCTCGTCGTCGCACCCAGCGGTGTCCACCGGAACTGGGTAGACGCGGAGATACCGGCGCACATGCCCGATGATACGATGGCAGATACCATCGCTCTCGCCTACAATACGAACAAGGCGGATACGCGGGCACATCAGGCGGCTGTCCACAACCTGACCACGAGAGCGGGTTTCTCTGTCCTCTCCATGAGCTACGACGGCCTCCTCACCGCCCGCGGCAAGCAGACAGTCTGGGACTTCCTCCGGCGCCGGCCCTCCATGTACGTTGTCGATGAGGGCCGGCGGATCAAGAACCCGAAGGCGAAACGGACGAAAGCCGTCATCGGGTCAGGCAAATTTGCCCCATACCGGCGGCTTCTTAATGGGACCCCGATCAGCAACGGGCCTTTTGATCTCTACAGCCAGATGCTGTTCCTGGATGCCGATTTCTGGAAACCCCTAGGCGTCAGCAGCGAGTGGGGATTCCGCAACTACTTCGGTTCTTTCAAGACGAGCTATGTCAGGGTGGCTGGAGGCGCCATGAGGGAGTTCAAGGAACTCATAGAGTACCGGAACCTCGATATCCTCAAGACGTATCTAGACAAGGCGGGGAAGCGGCTGACGAAGGAGGAGGTACTTGATCTCCCGCCCAAGTTGTACTCAACAATCAAGTTCACCCTCGCGCCGGCGCAGCAGGCAGCATACGATCAGATGGTAGAAGAATACAGAACGGTCCTCGCCTCCGGCGAGGAGGTTGATGCCGAACTGGCCATCGTGCGGATGCTACGTCTGCAACAGATCACGTCCGGCTACCTGCCCACGCCGGACGGCCGGGAACCCTACGAGGACATCGGTGCCACAAACCCCCGCATCACAACCATACTCGACCTGTGCGAAGATGTCCCGCACAGCGCGATCATCTGGTGCCGGTTTAGACGGACGATAGATAAGCTGTGCGCAGCCCTCGGCACAGATGCTGTGCGGTACGACGGGCTTATCACTGACGAAGATGAGGCGGCGGAGGCTGTGCGGGCCTTCCAGGCAGGCGAGAAGAAGTTCTTCGTATCAAATCCGGCCAAAGGAGGCGAAGGACTCACGCTCCACCGGGCGAGAACAGTGATCCGGGCCGAGAACAGCTACAACCTGGCCGAACGCCTCCAATCCGATGACCGGGCGCACCGGATCGGGCAGAAGTTCAGCGTCCAGTACATAGATGTGTGCGGTGCCGACACAGTCGATGAGCGGGTTGCCGAGTGTCTCCGTAAGAAGCAGGATGTGGCCAACATCATCACGGGAGACCGGAAGTTGACAAGCTGGCTTCTGTGAGGTAGGATTCATCAATGGCTAAGCCACACACAGAGGACAACCAGGAACCAAACCCAGCCTTCAAGGTCCTCACCGATCTCGTCGAGCGGGCGAAGAACCACTCCGAGAACGTCGAGCGTCTGGAGGAGGAGCTGAGGCTGGAGGAGCAGCGGCTTCTCCTCATCGTCGGCGGATTCAACGAGGTGGGCGCGCTGCCCGCGAAGATGCGGGAGCTTGGCCTGTCCTCCTTCACGACGAAAGACGGTCTCTGTATCGAGCTGGAGCGGAAGCTGAAGGCGAGTATCAGCGAAGCGAGGAAGCCCGAAGCCTTCGCCTGGCTGGAGGAGAACGGACACGCAGCCCTAATAAAGCGCGAGGTAAGTGTCTCGTTCAACCGGGAGCAGGCAGAGGAGGCCGTGCTGCTCCTGGATCAACTCCGCGGCAAGTTCCCCGGCGTCAACATGAAACAATCCGTCCATGCGAGTACCCTGGAAGCGTGGGTCCGTCAGATGCGGAAGGACGGAGAAGACATACCTTGCGAAACCTTCGGCATCAGGGAGTTCGAGGTCGCCAAGAGCGACGGGATAGGAAGGAAGAGATCGAAGAAGAATTTGACAGAACACCCGTTCTGATGTATACTAGGAAAACCTGCGGGGTAGATCAGTTGGTAGATCGCAAGGCTCATAACCTTGAAGTCGCTGGTTCGAGTCCAGCCCCCGCATCTAGGCCGGTAGCCTCATGCGAAGAGGCACTATCCCGCTTCAAAAAAGAAGCGTGTTAGTTAAGAAGGACTCGCAACCTCCCGGTCTTCTTATGCCCCACCGACATTCTCGGTGGCATCCGGGCACACCGGCGGATGTAAATGGTCCGGCACAAGGAATACTTATGAGTGACAACAAGTCTCAGATCGTCAAGGCGTCCGACTACGGCAGCTTCTCCGGCGTAGGCCTGGAGAACTTCACGGCATCTGATGTGACGACCCCGTTCCTCTACCTGCTCGGCGCCAAGAGTCCGCAGTGTGAGGTGGGCAACCCGAAGTACGTAGAGGGTGCTACGGCGGGAATGCTAATGAACGGCGCGAGCCAGGAACTCTATCCCGCCTTCGTCCGCGCCGGAGCACCGCTTCCGCAGGGCCTAATCTTCCAGCCCGTGGTGATGAAACACGAGTACGAGGAGAGGACTCCCAAGATCGGCGACCAACAAGGAAACCACCTTGGTAATCACGACGCGGCCGACGCCCTCGTACTCGACGCCATCGCCGACTTCCGGCAGCGAACAGGCAAGAAGTTCAGCCCGCGGTACCCCCTCGGCAACGGAAACGAGATCAACGAGACCTACCTTCTTATCGGCTTCATCCACAGCACCGAGGATATCGCGGCCCAGACAGCATTGGGTGTCGGCACGCCCATCGCTATCACATTCTCCAGCACCCGGATCAAGCCGCTGAAGGACTACATATACCAGGTCTTCAGCATCGGCACCGACCCGACGAAGGCACCACCGCTATTCGCCCACCGGCTCCGGCTCCGCACGGTCCTTGAATCCAGGACTTTGAACGGCAAACCGATAACGAGCCACAACTACGTTATCAAGCCGCTCATCGAAGGCAATGTGCTGAAGAGCCTCATCCCGCTGAACGACGAATCTGGCAACACGCACCCGCTCATCGCGGCCGGCCGGGACTTGAACGCGGCCTTCTCCGCGGGTTCTGTGAAGGTGGGTGTCGCGGACACCAAGCACGACGACGAAGTCAGTACGAAACCTCCGTTCTAGGTCCTAGCCGAGGCGGCCGGGTTTTGACAGACTTGAGACCTGGCCGCTTTTTATTTTGTTGGGCTTTTTTTCTTAGGGATACTTATGATTTTGATTATTTTGATTCTTTTGGTTCTTGTCCTTGTTACTGTTCTGTGGAACTTGCGGACATCTGTGGCGCTGAAGAGGTCCGTGGAGGCCCTGGCGGAGAAGTTCACATCTCTGGATGACACCATCAACAGGATAAAACCAGGACCGAAAGTTGAGAAACTTTCCACGATACAGAAGATAACAGAAGGTATGAGCAACCTCAAACAACCTCCCTCCAATGGTCATGTTGGTTGTGTTATTGAGGAAATTTCCGGCAAGATAGTTGATCTAAACGGCGCCTACACTAGCTGATCTTGCAGCCTTCGGAGGCCTAACACCAACGACCAGGATAACCTGAGCGCAGGCCCCTTGTCGGTCCTTTATGCCCAGATGAACCGAAAACAGCGATCTGTAACCCGATACGGCATCACAACGCCGGCCTCTTGTCCGCAGCCCGCGGGTCTAGGCCCGAACGGCCGCCGGTTCTGCCGCTGGTGCCACGGAGAACTTGAGAAGGGTCGGCGGACCCAGCACGCGGCCTGCCACCACGACCTATGGATGGTTCTGAGTGGTACCTATCTGAAGCACTGTGTCTGGAAGCGTGACAAAGGTGTGTGCGCGGGCTGCGGTGTGGACTGCGACCGCATAAAGCGAGCCATACACTACGCCAACTATAGGTGGCAGGAGAAGCATGATATACTCAAACAGCTCGGTTTCACAGGATGGTCGCTTCACCTCTGGGAGGCCCACCACATTGTTCCCGTCATCAGAGGTGGCGCCGACCACCTAGACAACCTTCTTACCCTCTGCGTAAACTGCCACAAGATAGAGACCGCGAAGCTGGCCGCGGAGCGAGCACTTGAAAGGAAGCAGTGCAGGAAGTTGACTAAACCAAAGCAGCAAGGTATAGTTGAACCATGAACTGGTCTGCCCAACAAGAGAAGGCCCTCACGGATGTATCTGCCTGGCTCGCGCGAGGCCGGCAGTCCTTCTTCAGACTCTTCGGGTATGCCGGCTCGGGGAAGACCTCTTTAGCCAAATATTTCGCCGAAGGCGCAAGCCAGGTACTGTATGCTGCCTACACAGGTAAGGCGGCCAGTGTAATGCGATCTAAGGGTTGTACGGGGGCAACAACGCTCCACAAGCTGTTGTATAGGCCGAACCCGAAGAGTAAGAAGGTCGTTGAGGAACTCATCGCCGCCCGAAGAAAAATGCTGGATGATCTCACAACGACTGAAGACGGGCGGCAGAAGCTGACGCTGGAGGCCGCTGTCCTGCTGCCTCAGATCAGGAAACTAGATGAGGCCATCCGCATCGAGACGGACGGCCACCGTAGGCCTTCGTGGGTTCTCAACGAGGAGAGTGCGGTCAAAGGCGCCGACCTCATCATCGTAGACGAGGTGAGTATGGTAGACCGGAAGATAGGCGAGGACCTACTCTCGTTCGGGACACCGATCCTCGTGCTCGGCGATCCGGCACAGTTGCCCCCGGTGATGGGCACTGGCTTCTTCATGGCCGGCACTCCCGACACACTGCTCACTGAGATACACCGTCAGGACGCCGATAACCCCATCCTACACCTCGCCCACACTGTCCGCTCTGGTGGTACACTGAAAGTGGGGAAGTACGGACGAAGTGAGGTAATAAGCAAGTCCGATCTCAAGCATCGACGTGAAGATATCATGGGCGCCGACCAGGCGCTCTGCGGCCGGAATGTTACCCGGCACTCGTACAACGCCCGAATGCGGGAGCTTCGCGGATACGCAGCAGCCCTGCCAGTTGTCGGTGACAAACTCGTATGTACCCGCAACGACCACGAGCGGGGCATCCTGAACGGCGAGATATGGGTGGTCAAAGATTGTGCCGATGTAGACGAGGAGACAATCGAGTTACAGCTCGCCTCGGAGGACGGGGACCGTGGTGTTGATACAATCGCGCACAAGAACCTTCTTCTGAACAGACAAGTGAGTCCCTGGCTCATGCGAGAGAAGGCCTGCTTCGAGTACGGTCAGACCCTCACTGTGCATAAGAGTCAAGGTTCACAGTGGGACAAAGTCTTCATCGTCGATGAGAGTGCCTGCTTCCGGCAAGACAGATCGCGGCACCTCTATACCGCTATAACCAGGGCCGCAAGACAAGTGGTTGTTGCAATTTGACAAAAACCTCAGAATAGGGTATGATCGCTGTATGAACAAACCCACCATCAACCCGATGACTGTCCTACGACAAGCTGTGTCGCAGATTGACGCGATGCGACGCAGGGCTGAAAATTTTCCTGTTTTTCCTGACAGAGCCAGACTTTATTGGTCTGATAAATCACAGGAAGAGCTGGATTTTTGCGGCCGTCTTCTCTGCTTCGATCTGAACATCTCCAGGGTAGAATATTTCAAGATCGACTCCTTCGAGGAATGGGCTAACGATGCGCCGATGTTCCTATCGGCGCAGACCAGGATGAGCATGGGCTACAAAGGTGCCTTCTTCCGCCGCATCGCCCTGCCCGCTTATGCTGCGATGGACTACCTGGAGGCAAAACAGTACACGGCTGCTGCGAAGACCGCCTCTGTTATCACGCCAAGTTTCTGGCGTGAAGCCTTCGTGGCCTGGGTCGCGGCGAGCACTCCGAAACTATCTGAGACGACGGAGCAACCGAGCGAAGAGACCTACTATCCTTCTGCCACAGCCATCGACAGCATAGGTGGCTTCGGAGGCAACATCACCATCGTCAACCCAAAGGAAATATTATGAGTACAGGATCGTTTGAGGCAACAGAACCATACCTGGATGCAAACAATGTGGTCCATGATATGCGCGTTGGTCCCTGCTCGTGTGGGGCCTGGCATAGTCCCAAGATGATCCCCGCGGACCTGGATGCCAATGTCGCCGCGGTCGTGGATCAGCTCATCACTCGCGCCGAGCACGGGAAGCGCAAGTACGGCGTGACGACAGAGCGGCGGGATATTGATCTTCTAGGATGGCTCCAGCATCTCCAGGAGGAACTTTTCGACGCGGCCATCTATATCGAGCGCCTGAAAAGTGAACTCCGATACGACGCAGACCAAAATGGCAAAGCCTAAGAAGCGAACATATCCGCGGGGACGGAAGATCGCCGACTGCCCCGGCCAGACGAGCATCAGCCTCGTCGATACAGCGTCGCACCCTAGTCTCCTCGTTAGGCAGACACCCTTGTACGCGTTAGAGTCCAACTGGCTCCCGACGCCGGTAGCTTCCCTGCCTTCCTGGGCCGGAGCCAAACGGATCGCCATTGATATCGAGACCGATGATCCCGAGCTGAAGACGCTGGGCATTGGGGTCCGCAGAACTGGCCGCATCATCGGCATCTCCTTCGCTATCGAGGACGGGCCTTCCCACTACATGCCCTTCTGGCACGTCGCCGACAACCTCGATCCACACCATGTTCTCGACTACCTACGTCTGCAGAGCGAAACTTTCACCGGCGATCTCGTTGGTGCCAACCTCAGCTATGACCTCGACTACCTATGGGAGCAGAAGATCATGTTCCCAAGGGTCCGCCGACATCTGGATGTGCAGGTCGCTGAGCCGCTCATAGACGACCTGCAGGATTCCTACTCTCTTGACAACATCGCCCGCCGGCACGGGATTCCGGGCAAAGATGAGCACCTGCTGCGGTCTGCGGCAGCGTCCTACCATGTCGATGCGAAATCTGAGATGAAGATGATACCCGCCCGGTTCGTAGGCGTCTACGCGGAGCAGGATGTCAGACTCCCCCTGATCCTAATGCGGCGCCAGGAGCGGATGATCGAGGAGCAGGAAGTAGGAAAGGTATTTGATCTTGAGACTCGGCTGCTGCCGGCGCTCCTTCGTATGCGTCGCAGAGGTGTCCGGGTGGATGAACGACGGCTGGAGGAGGTCAGTGAATGGGCGCAGAAGAACCGCCGAGAGGCAGTCGCCGCGGTCAACAGCCAGAGCAAGGTGAAGCTCGCAGTGACAGACATGTCCAAGAGTGCCGCACTCGCCGAAATCCTCGCCGATGTGGGGATCAAGACACCGCTGACAGACGCCGGAAATCCCAGTGTCGATGCTGAGTTTCTCGCATCACTAGATCATCCCCTCGGCAGGATGCTCACCGTGGCCAAGCGATACCACAAACTCCTGGACTTCGTGGGAACTGTCCGCAAGCACCTCGTCCGCGGTCGTATCCACGCCACATTCAACCAGCTCCGCCGCAGCGTGGACGGCGACACGGGCGAAGACGACCAGGGAGCAAGGTACGGCCGCATCAGTTGTACCGATCCCAACCTCCAGAACCAGCCGAGTAGGGATTCGGCTTATGAGAAGAAGGAGGAGGCCGGAACCCTCCTACCAGACGACAAGCACCTCGGCTACTACTGGCGGTCCATCTACATCCCGGAAGACGGGGAGTTGTGGGCGTCGTGTGACTACTCTAGCCAGGAACCCCGGTTAGCGGCCCACTTCGCCGAGTCGGCCGGATGCGCCGGAGGCGCCGAGATCGCTCAGGCATACCGTGATGATCCTGATCTGGACCTTCATGCCAAGACCGCGGAACTCGCCGGCATCCCCCGCAAGAAAGCCAAGATACTGTTCCTGGCAAAACTATACAGCATGGGGGATGTGAAGACCGCGAACGATCTGAAGCTGCCCACGATCTGGGTAGGACCGGACGACTACCTTGAGAACCAGACCGACCTCCTCCGGTGGAAACGCAAGCTCGCGGCGAGGCAGGGCTGCAAGCAGGAGTGCGCGGGCGAGGCAGCCCAGGAAACCATTAACAAATTCAATGAACTTGTTCCATTCGCCCGAGAACTGGCCAAGCTCTGCTCGACGTGGGCGGAGCGGCGGGGATGGGTAAGTACGATCCTGGGACGAAAGTGTAGGTTCCCACGGTACGAAGGTGGCCAGGGACAGTTTCCAAGGAAGTTCGATAACATCCGAAAGGCACTAAACCGTGTCATCCAGGGAAGTGCGGGCGACCAGACCAAGATGAGTTTGGTTCTAGCGGATGAGGCTGGTATCCCGCTGCTTCTGCAGGTCCATGACGAGCTGGACCTGAGTATTCCTAACAAGCATGGCGCCGATGGTCTCGCGGAGATCATGCGGAACGCCGTAAAACTTAATGTTCCCACAAAGGTCGATGTCGAGATAGGCGCGTCATGGGGAGAAAGTATGAAGTAGTTTTTGACAGGAACGGTTTTGTGAGGTAGTGTATTCTCAGACGAGCACTGATGGAACAATAGTGAAGGAAAAGATGTTTGACGAATTTGAGAAGTTAAACAGTTCTGTCATGGCATATGAAGATGCCCGTGCGGTTGCACTACGTCGAGATTTTTACCGATGTTGTGCGTGTTTCAGCAACGGCTCTGATTTTCGTCTGGAAACGCACCACCGTAATAAAGAGGCCTACGGACCCTTATGGTCACAAAAATACAACCCTTGTCGTCCTCTTGATTTAGCAACATTTTGCGAACGCTGCCACGATACTTGGACTGATAGGGACCGAAAAATGCGGTTTAGCTTACGTGATTATTCCAGTGTTGGAAAAGAAATCTACGAGATGCCAAAACCGCAAAAACAGCAAAATCGAAAGGCGAGCGATCTGCTGTAAAAATTTCGCCAAAAGAGGTTTTTATGAAAGTTCGTTTAGACAGTATTGCACCGTTGATTCTCCACAATGGAGACCTGGCCGATCCACAGTATCCCTTCTCTATTGCGAAGAAGAAGCTGACATCCAGCCGAAAGAAGACAGATTCCGACGTTGAAGAGATTTCAAAGCTGGAGTTTCTTGGCTCCTTCTACGGTCCTGCTCCTAGGACAGATGTTCTCATTCCCGCAAACATGTTGTTAGGAATGATTATCAAGGGAGCAAAGCAACTGAAGATGGGTAACGAAGCAAAGGCAGGCATATTCATCAACAAGAGCTTTGTCCCCCTTGAATACAAGGGACCTCGAACACCACAGGAACTTTATGAAGACAAGAAGTTTGTGCTGCGGAAAGTGATAAAGCAGGGCACTTCTTCAATTGTTCGAGTACGCCCTATCTTCGATAAATGGGCAATCGAATTTGAGGTATCTTTCATCGAAGAGGTCATCTCAGAGAAAAGCATCAAACTACTGCTTGAAAAAGCTGGTTTGGTGTGTGGACTTGGAGACTGGAGACCCCAACACGGAAGATTTGTTGTATCACGTTTTGAAGTTTAGGGTTTGGTTCGGTTCGGTATGGTAGGGCCGGTTCGGGTGTGATAAGGTGGGGTTAGTCTTTTTTTATACATCTCTCTGCAATCGAAAGGTTGCAGAGAGGTTTTCAGTCTATGGTGTGGTTCGGTGAGGTGTGGTGAGGTGCGGTGCGGTTTGGTGAGGTGTGGTTATCCATCTCTCTGCAATCGAAAGGTTGCAGAGAGGTTTTCAGTCTATGGTGTGGTTCGGTGAGGTGCGGTGCGGTTCGGTTTGGTCTGGTTATTCATCTCTCTGCAATCGAAAGGTTGCAGAGAGGTTTTCAGTCTATGGTGTGGTTCGGTGTGGTTTGGTGTGGTTCGGTGTGGTTATTCATCTCTCTGCAATCGAAAGGTTGCAGAGAGATTTTCAAACAAAAGAAGAAAACATAAATTACCACTCTTCGCAACTTGTCACGATGATCGTCGCTATGCTGTTCATGTGGCGCATCAACTTGAAGAGCGAGACAGCGGCCTTCCTGGCCGTCTGCCTGCTCTGGGCATCGGCGGCCTACAATCTGATCCAGGACTTCAGGGGCAAACCAAGAAGCAGGGGCCGGACGATCATCGACCAGAATATCGCAGTCTTTGACTAAGACGGCTTTGTGGGTTAGAATGAAACCGGAGCAGACATGGGCAGAGAGACGAACCTCAACAACCTCATAATGAAGGCCCTGCGGTCGCTGGACCCGCACCGCGTCGAGAACGTCATCTCATCCGGCACGCCAGATATCGAGTTCATAGGCGGCTGGATCGAGTGCAAGGTTCTGCCGGCGTGGCCAAGGCTGCCCCACACACCAGTCCGGGTGCCCCTCTTCACGCCGCAGCAGCGCCTCTGGCTCCGCCGACGCCGGAACGCCGGCGGCAGGGCCTGGGTGGTGCTGCAGGTAGGCCGCGACTACCTGCTCATAGATGGCCGGCTGGCCGCTGATAATCTTGGGAAATTTTACCGCAAGACACTAATCCTCATGGCCAAGGCCATGTGGACAGGTTCGATCAACGGGGCCGAACTTCTCTCCATCGTCCGACAAAAGTAGGAGTATCATGCGCGAGACCCGCTCTACAGAACGCCTCATCGGCACCTATGTCCTCGGCACTAGAACTGTCCGGCTCCTCTACGATCCAGGCCTGATCGGCGCCACGTTCGAGCCGGTGCCTGACACGAACGGAATCCCGGAGCTGGTTGTGGGCTTCCAGACCGAGGACTGGGATGAGGTGATCGACAACCTGCTACACGAGGCCTTTGAGTTCTCGATGATGGACCTGTGCTGCACAAGCATACCTCATCCCCAGGCGAGCATGGACAGCGGCAGCTACATATTCCACATGAACCATTCGCAGTTCGCCGAGGTCACTGCCAGGGTAAGTAAGTTCCTGGCGAAGACATTACCGGACCTGAAGATGACATTTCGGAAACACTTGGTCATCAATAGGAAAATGAAGTCCCGATGAGTCCTAAGTATAAAGACACCATCGAGTTCCTCATCCGCGTCCACCACGACCGCCGCTGGGTTCTGACCGCACTTCATCCCGATAACCCAAAGTCCGTCCACAGCGCCACATTCAGCAGAGAGGGTGCTGTTCCCTGCACTCCCTGGCTTGAGAAGTGGGGCAAAGACCACAACCTCTACTACGGACTTGGCGAGGTGCTTTCTGACCTCACAAGTAAGGCGAAACGTCAAGATATCCACGCCGTCCACTACCTGCACGCAGATTTGGACCCGCGGGTCGGGGAAGAGTTACTCGCAGAGCAGGAGCGAATAAAGAAACTCCTAACCGGCGAGGGTCGGCCCGATGTGCTACCCTCCGTGATTCCAATGCCTACCGCGATCATATGCAGCGGCAGCGGCTTCCAAGCCCTGTGGTTGCTGGACAAGCCCTTAGAAGTTGTCGGCTCAAGCGACGCGGAGCGGATCGCCAGTGCCGACGATATCGGCGGCTACAACCGGACACTGGAGCTTGCACTCGGTGGAGACCACTGCTTCGATGTTAGCCGCATCCTGAGACTCCCCGGCACCATAAACTACCCTTCTGCGAAGAAGAAGGAGCGTGGCCGCGTCGAAGCGCTTGCGGAACTTATCGAGTTCGACCCAAGCCGCGTCTACAAGATCGAGCAGTTCACGAAGACAGACGTAGAGAAGAAGAAACCCACCGATACATCTGTTGTGATAGATGCGCGAAGAGTAGCGGACCTCGACACACTCGGTCCCAAACTGTCGGTCTCGACCAAGTGTATCATCGTGAACGGCTACGATGTCATGGACAAGGAACTACACGGCTGGCCGCCGGATCGGTCTAAGTGGCTGTTTCGGGCCGTGTGCCAACTCCTGAGGGCAGGCGTAGAGGAGGCCGTCATCCTAGGCATCATCACCGATCCCGCCTACAAGATCAGCCAGTCCATCCTTGAGCTGCGATCCGCGGGAGCCATCCAACGGTATGCTCAGAGGCAGATAGAGCGGGCAGCGGCTGTGATGGCCGATCCGAAGTTGGACGACCTGAACAACCGATTCGCAGTCGTGGAGAGCGTGAACGGCAAGTGCAGGATCATAGAGGAGCAGTGGGACGAGTCGCTGAATCGAAGCCGCCTCGTTATGCAGACATTCGAGGACTTCCGAAATAGGTACTGCAACATCAAGATAGGTGCTGGCACCAACAGCCGGGGAGAAGAGGTTGAGATACCGATAGGACACTGGTGGTGCAGTCATCCGCAGCGTCGTCAGTACGACCGGATCATATTCTTGCCTGGTTCCCAGACGGAGAAGAGCTACAACATGTGGCGTGGCTTCGGATGCGAACCCGCGGCGGGCAACTGTGATCTCTTCCTCAGCCATATCCGTGAGAACATCTGCTGCGGCGAAGACGCGAAATACAACTACCTCATTAGCTGGATGGCCAACGCGGTACAGAATCCCGCCAGTCCCGGCCAGGTGGCTGTCTGTATGAAGGGCGACCAGGGGACGGGCAAGGGCTTCTTCGCCCAGACGTTCGGCGGACTCTTCGGCCGTCACTTTCTGCAGGTCGTCAACGCGAAGCACCTCACCGGCAACTTCAACTCCCACCTCCGCGATGTCTGCGTCCTGTTCGCAGACGAGGCGGTCTTTGCGCCCGACCGTAGCCATGCGAGCGTGCTGAAGACACTCGTGACCGAGGAGCGGATCGTTATCGAACTGAAGGGCATCGACGCCGAGTCCTTCCCCAACTACATCCACCTCATCATGGCCAGCAACGACCACTTCGTAGTGCCCGCGGGTATAGGCGAGCGCCGATTCTTCGTCGTCGAGGTATCGAACGCCCACAAGGATGACCACACATACTTCGAGGCGATCTCTGCCCAGCTCGACAGTGGGGGCCGTGAGGCACTTCTCCACATGCTTCAAAACATGAACCTAGAGGAATTTAACGTCCGCGACTTCCCGAAGACAAAGGAGCTACAGGGTCAGAAGAACTTCGGGATGGGCACGGAAGATAGCTGGTTCAGTGAGAAGCTGAGAGATGGGCGACTACTTCCTGAGCACGACGAGTGGCGGACGGAGATCACGGAGGCTGAGTTCTACCACGACTACATCCTGTTCTGCCAGTCAAGTAGTTCGTTCCGCAAGATGACGCGAGAGAATCTCCTCAATATCCTACGCAAGTACATAAGTATCGACGTATTCCGTACCCACATGAGCATAGAGATACCTATGGCCAATGGTGAGCTGAAGATGGTACCGAGGCCTAGGATGCTACGCTTGCCCCCGCTCGCCGAGTGCAGGCGTCTCTGGACTACACGGTTCGGAGGAACCGTGGAGTGGGAACTAAGTGACAACGAGACTCTATTCGGAGAAACGCATGTCTAAGAAGTGGAAAATTCAGCCCCGCACGGAAACCGATCTGCTCAACCAGCTCCTGGTTAATCGGAGCATATCGTCAGAAGCAGCAGAGGGATTCCTCAGACCCATGTTGGCCAATCTCCTGCATCCGCACGGCATCAGCAACATGGCCAAGGCCGCCAATCGCATCTACGCCTCTGTGAGAGCAGGCCAGAAGATCGTCCTGTACGGCGACTACGACGTGGATGGGATCACCGGCACAGCCACGCTCCTCCGCGTGATCCGGTATCTGGGCGGCAACGTAGATTTCTACATCCCAAACCGGGTAGATGAGGGCTACGGCCTCCACGATGAATCCATCAACGCGATCATCGACGCCGGAGCCTGGCTGATCGTGAGCATAGACTGCGGCATCACAGCCGTCAGTCCCGCGATGATCGCCGCGGCCCGTGGCATCGACCTCATCATCACCGACCACCACCAGTGGAAGGACGAGCTTCCAGAGTGCTTCTGCATCGTCCACCCAAGTCTGTGCGAAGGAACATCGCGGTATGAGAATCCACATCTCTGCGGCGCGGGGGTCGCGTTTAAGCTCGCGTGGGCTTTGGGTCTCGCGGCGAGCAAAGGACCTCTCGTAAGTCACGGCTACTCTAAACTTCTCCGCGACCTTCTGGCCCTCACTGCCCTCGGCACGATTGCTGATGTTGTTCCGCTCATCGGCGAGAACAGAGTGATTGTCAAGCACGGGCTGCATATGCTGCCGAGCACGCCCATCAGGGGCCTCAGCGCCCTTATGGAATCCGCGAAGCTCGATCCGCAGAAGGTGGATAGCGGCAACGTCGGCTTCCAACTATCACCACGATTAAATGCCGCGGGCCGCTTAGGTCACGCCGGCCTCGCTGTGAACCTCTTCATGGAAACAGAGCCGGCGAAGGCCCTCGTCTTGGCCCAGACCCTAACGGAGATGAACGAACGGAGGAAGGTGGAGGAGAAGCGGGTTGTGGGTGAGGCGGAGGAGATCGTCCTGACTTTAGGAGGAGCAGAGAACCCAACAGATATCCTCGTCGTCGTCGGACCAAAAACTTGGCATCCCGGCGTGGTTGGTATCGTGGCCGCACGGCTGGCCGAGACGCACGAGCGGCCGGCCATCGTGCTCGTCGAGGGCACTGAGTCCGCCGGCGGCTCCGGCCGGACCTTCGGTGGCTTCGATCTCACCGCGGCCATCGGAACATGCGCCGAACTCGTCACCAGCTATGGCGGTCACGCAGCAGCCTGCGGCCTGAAGCTGCCCGTGGACAATGTGGGCGCGTTCCGACGTGCGATGTGTGGAGAATATCAGCGCCACCTGAAAACCTCAGTAGGGATTGCCGCGGAACTCGTCATAGATGCCGAACTGGTGCCGGACGATCTGACCGTCTCCACTGTCCTAGACCTGGAAGCTCTTGGTCCCCACGGCGCCGGCAACGCCCGGCCACTGTTCTGCCTCCGCGGCATCACCGTTGATGGTAAGAGGTCCATCGGGAAGAAAGGTGAGTACATCGTCTTCAACGGCATCGCGGGCACGAAGACAGAACGGATCATCAAGTGCCTGTGCTTCAGGAGCGCCTGCCAGATGGCCTCGATCCCCGACGGGACTGTCATTGACGCCGTCGGCGAGTTGTCTCTGGACAAGTACGGCGGCAGCGAGAGCGTGTCGTTCTTCGTGAGGGAAGTGAGGGTCCGAGAACAAGATTCTATGTTCCAAAATCCAAAGATTTCTTGACAAGTCAAAGGAAGTGTGTTATATTTTCTCCATGAACCAAAACAAACTTTTCCCTGGAAGACCCAACTACACAGGACCAACAAGCGGGTGGTTTGGTCTTCTTCATCACGACCTTCTGTATGAAGAATCTCACGATGTGCATGAGCGTGTAGAGTACGTGAAGAAGAACAAACCAGAGCAAGAAGTTGAGACCAGACTTCACAACATGATCTTCATTGATCCTGTTCTGTGTCCTTCTGTATTGACTAACAAGGCCAAACGTGAACCGCTGTACGCCGACTACGAGGCAAAACGTAAACCGCTGTACGCCGACTACAAGGCAAAATGTGCCCTGCTGTATGCCGACTACGAGGCAAAACGTAAACCGCTGTATGCCGACTACGAGGCAAAACGTAAACCGCTAGAGGCCGACTACAAGGCAAAACGTAAACCGCTAGAGGCCGACTACAAGGCAAAATGTGCCCCGCTTGATGTCAAGATCGAACAGTATATAAGAAGTCAGATACCGGATTGTGCCTGGAACGGGACAAATTTGGTATTTGACAAACCCTTAGAAGTAAGGTAGAGTACAACATGGCACTACAGATTGCTCCCAGAAACAAGATAGGTGTAGAGAAGCGAGGGGAGAGTGCATACTGGCCCGTCTATCGTACTGCATCTACCTCCTTCCAGAAAGGCGCTGAGAGGCCACTGGAGATCAAGCTCCTCCCCAAGCATATCGAGATCAGGGTCGTGGGCTTGAAAGAGCAAGCATATACGATGCCCTATGAAGCGATCTTGAACCAGGCAGTGGAGGCGGAAGTAAAGCACCGCATCCGAAGGAGTTCACTATGAACAGTTGCCGGAATGCCTTCAATCACTACGCTTTCCAGGAAGATATGTCGTCCCTGAGAGCGGGAGATGTTGTTATCTTCAACGGAGAGTTCTTCATCCGACTGAACACGGTGGACTTCCATGACCCAGTGTTTGTCCACGTCCGTACAGGAGACCTGTGCGGGGTTAATCGTGTCAGGGATGAACAGAACAACAGGTGGTTCGCTCGGGCGTGGGGAGAACTCAGCTTTAAATTCACATGATAGGTTTTAACATGGACACCCTATATGCCCGCCTCAGCGATGCCCGTATCTTCACCTGCACATCAGGCTGCTACTTCGTCGGCGCCTTCCTGCTGGAAGAAGATGTCTACGTGGTCTACAGAGGAACAAACAGAGTGGATTGCCTGACGACAATCCTCAGTTTCGTCGGAACACCGGCGCCGCGAGAGCTGCGTAGAGACATGATGGCCGGCAGCTACGACCCCAAACCCGAAGACTGGGAATCCGAGCACCTGCTCGGGTCTCCGAAGAAAGAGAAGATATGAAATTGGAGAAGATCATCGCTACGATCTGGATCACCGCGACTATCTTGGCAATTCTGCTAGCCACTGTCGTCTTGGGTGGATGCGCCGCCGGCCCCGGTACGGGTGTACCGGACAGCATCCCGCTCATCGGCGGGACCGTCTATAAGGCGCAAGCCCATGTCGATAGCGCGGAACGGCTCGTGAAGGCGGCTGAGCCGGAGAGCAATATTACTGGAAAGAAACTTCTGGAAGCGGCCTCTGCCGAGCACGGGGCCGCGGGGGTCGAGCTGAAGATCGCGGAGACGCAGCTTGCGACCGCGGAGGCCGAGAGAACCAGAGTTGAGAAGAAGTACGGGATCGTAGCGGATGAGTTGACAAAGGTTAAGGCTGGCTGGGGGTACAGGCTGCAGGTCCTCGTCGCCCGCCTGTTCTGGATCATCGTGATCCTCGTCGGCCTCCACTACATAGGCGGCGCGGCGGCCCTGTTCATCCCAGGACCCTTCGGTGCCGGCCTCTCAGTCATCTCCCGCCTCGTGAATCCTGGGGCCTGGGCCTCAACTATCTTCGACAACTTGCACTTCCGCGGCAAGACACCTAGTGCGACGCCTATACAATGAGCTGGATCGGATCAAAACTTCACTGGTTCGCCGGATGCCGTTTCGACTATCGTCGCATCCCGCCCAATCCCGCGTCCGGCCGGATCGGCGACTGCATCCGCCGATGCCGAATCTGTGGAAGAACCCAGATCGGCTTCAGATCGCACAACACGCCGGCCTCTCAAGGCCAGACATTCTGGCCCCGTATCACCCTGCACGGTGACATATCGGCTGATATCTGGGCCGAGTTGACTCAGCCGCAAGCCGGACCTAAGATATGAATGTGGACGAAAACTTTTTTCTCTTAGGCCTAACCATAGGAGCACTCATCATGGGACTCGGACTCACGCCACTTGTTACCAGGTTCCGAAACATCGTCGTCGGCTTCCAGAACACGATCTCCACGCAGGCAATGGAAGTTCAGACCTTGAATACCAAAGTCGATGACCTCACAGCACAGCTCGCGGCCGCAGTGGCTGCTGCCGCGGACCCGGCCGATGTCCAGGCCGCCGCGGACCTTACGGCCTTAGCCGATGCGGTCGAGACCGGAAATCCTATACCGTAAGGAGGCAAATTGCCACTCGGCGACACGATCTTCGACAATGTTATCTCGTTCCTGGATGATCCGAGTGCCGACAAGGACTCGTTCATCCGCGGTTTCATACTAGGAGGCGCTGTTATGGCCCTTGGACTCAAACCAGTAGTGGATCAGGTGAAAACGATATTCGCTAACAAGGACGCGACGATCCAGCAGCTCAGCGACCGTCTGGCGACAGCCAACGCGAACGCGATCCTGCCCGTGGATCAAGCAGCGTTTGACGAACTCGTCACGGCGGTTGCTGTCGAGAACGCCCTGCCGCCGGTACCATGAACGGCAAAGGATCATCCCGGCGCCCGATGCAGATCAGCCGAGAGGAGTTCGACCGGCGTTGGTCGAAGATTTTTCTGACAACGCAGAAAAGCATAGAACGGAAGCACCGGACCTCATCTTCTGCATCACGGCCGCGATCATCGTAGCGGCCATGATCCTGCTCGTTCTGTCTACGGGTTGATTGGAGAGCAATCCTGCTCTATAATGAGCACGTAACGGTGCTCTCTCCCCGGCCGGCCCGCAGCATTCTGCGCGGGCCGGTTCTATAGGTGCTATATGGCCATACCTTCAGTCTCTCTCCTGCCCAGAACCATCACCGGACCTCCAGGGCTTCCCGGCCGGCCCGGTAGAGATGGAGCAGCCGGAGAACCCGGCACGGCTGGAGCACCGGGTCTCAACGGTTTGCCCGGCGCCAAGGGGGAATCGGGTGCCGACGGCCTCACATGGCGCGGCGAATACAGCGGTCGAGTTCCCTACACCCCCGGCGATGTCGTGTTCTTCCACGGATCGAGTTTCGTCTGCACGCATGACGTATTGGGCGCAATTCCCACGACGGCGAACTACTGGCAGGTGCTCGCCCGCGAGGGCGCTGCCGGAGCTGCCGGAGCTGCCGGAGCTGCCGGAGCTGCCGGAGCTGCCGGAGCTGCCGGAGCTGCCGGAGCTGCCGGAGCTGCCGGAGCTGCCGGAGCTGCCGGAGCTGCCGGAGCTGCCGGAGCTGCCGGTTTTGAGTTCATCTACAGCAACGATATCACGGGTGCCGATCCTGGCAGCGGCAAGCTCGCCTTCGACAGCCTGACACCCGCGGCGATCACGTTCTCAAGCATCTCAGGAACCGACAACCTCGCGCAGGTCATCTACAGTGAACTCATCACCTGGGACGATTCTACCTCTTCGATAAAGGGAACGCTCATCATCTCTGCGAAGAGCGATCCCACGAAGTTCCTGATCTTCCAGGTTATTGGGCTGGTCGAGAACACAACATATGCACAGATTTACTTCAGCCTGCTCGCCGCATCTGGCACAATGTTCGTCGATGGAGATGAGGTGTTCGCACAGTTTGCGCGAGCCGGCGATGCCGGTATCGGATTCCGTGAGTTGCTAAACTGGGATGCAGGCAGTAACTTTCTAATCAACGACGTTGTGAGCTATCTCGGAAGTAGCTGGGTGGCCATCGCGGACAACCTGAATGCGATTCCCGATCAAGACCCCCTGTCTTGGCAGCCTTTTGCTTTGGGAAATGGTCCGGGATTCCCGTTCTTCTCCACCTTTTCAAACACCTCCGCCACCGATCCTGGCTCTGGTTTCTACAAGTTCAACAGTAATACGGCAAACACAGCGGTCACGAAGCTCTTCATCTCGAAGACTGCTGCCAACACCCAGTCAATCGGCACGCAGATTCTCACATGGGACGACTCGACAAGCACAGTCCGCGGATACCTGAAGTTTGAGATGATTGGAACGCAAAACATCTGGGCCATCTATAGCGTCTCAGGTGCATCCACGGACCACGGAACATGGGTAGAAATCCCGCTCACCTATATTACGAGTTTTATCGGCAGCGGGATGATTACAGGAGATGGAGCATCCTTCGACATCAACTTCAGCCGAACGGGAGATAAAGGAACAACGGGCGCAACGGGTGCAACGGGCACGAATGGCACGAATGGCACGAATGGGACCAACGGAACCGATGGCACTAGCTTCGTCTGGAGAGGCCTCTACAGTGCCGGAACCACATATGCTGTTGATGATGTTGTTGAGTTCAGCGGTTCGAGTTTTATAAGTTTGCAGGCAGCAAACATAGGCAACCAACCAGATATATCCCCGACTTTCTGGGACCTTCTGGCTCAGAAGGGCACGAATGGCACGAATGGCACGAATGGCACGAATGGCACGAATGGCACGAATGGCACGAATGGCATCAGCGCCGGTCTCACTTATACCTACAGCACAACCACCACGGCCAGTGACCCCGGAAGTGGTGTCTTCCGCTTCGACTCCGCGACCCTCGCGTCAGTTACGAAGCTCTACATCTCAGAGACAGACGGGGACACGAACGCCGTCGCGGCCGTGCTCGCAACCTTCGACGACGGCACCAGCACTATCCGCGGCCGCATCCGGGTGGTGAAGAAGAGCGATCCCACGAAGTTCTTCATCGCGGACATCACCGGCACTCTCACGGACAACGGCACTTGGGACACATTCGATCTCACGTTCGTCGGCGCGAGCACGCTGGCCGACACGGATATCGTGACCATGATCTTCATCCCAAAGGGTGATAGCGGTGACGCGAGCACACAATTGACCCATCCGCAGGTGATGAGCAGGATCAGTATAGGAATTTAATGCTCACGCTCGATACCATCACCCGCAGCCTGATGGTGAGCCTGAAAGTGGCAGTCACTACCAACCAGCTCCACGTAACTGTCTCATACGCTGACCACACGAACACTACTTTTGTGCCCAAAACTACACTAATTCTGACCAACAACACTGCCGACGTTGTCGTCATGCCCGCTCCGCCGGCTAGTACGCAGCGTCAGATGAAGTACATCAGTGTCTTCAACGCGGACACGAAATCCGCCACTGTGACGATCAAGATCGACGACAGTGGTGTCAAGAAGACGCAGGTTATTGCTACTCTTGCCGTTGGCCATTCTCTGGTGTATAATGACCATGTGGGGTGGACCGTGCTGGCACTATGATTATACTCGATACCGCTACTCGATCCCTGGAGATACTGCTCGCCGCGGTGCCGACGACGCAGTTGCCCGTCGTTGCCTGCTATGCGGACAACACGAGTACCGCGTTCACGCCAGCCACAACCACCGCCACTACGAACAGCTCGACGGCTGTAACGATTGTAGGATCGCCGTCAGGCAGCCCTCTGCCGCAGCGGGTGGTGAAGTTCATCAACGTATTTAACGCCGACACCGCCGCGGCCACCATCACAATCCAGTACAACGACAACGGAACTCTTCAGAAGCTCGTCGTCTTCACCCTGGCCGCCGGCGAGAGCCTGGAGTATTCTGAGAAGGGCGACTGGTATGTCGTCGGCACCTGCGGGCAGACCCGGACGATGAACATCGCGGAGTCCAACGAATCCTTCTTCCCCTATCTATCAACACCCATTGCACCGGGAGCGGGAGGTCTTGCCCTGACTTCGGCAACAAGTTATGCTACTTATCTTGCCACCGCCGAGAGAGCTTATGCTAATGCCTCCGTGAATGTGAAGGTGACGCAGAGTCCAAGCGGTTCTGTTGTCTCGGAGATCGCAATCCTCAAAGGCAGTGTTGTTGTCGCGGGAAATCCCTCACTTACGCTTGTGAACTATCTGGATGTCTCCAGCATCATCATAAGCAATGCGATGCAGACCCTCTCCATCTCGCTGAGCGGGATCGTTGCGGGGGATCAACTCTGGGTGTGTATCTACGCAAGCTGGGTCTCGCTTGCGTTGGGAATGATGAACCTAAACTATACGGGCGATGTTGTGACGGGATTCTTCGCTAGTGCCGCGAGCACTCGGCCTTCCACGATGGCAGCACCTACTACTTTCACGGCGATCAATACCTGTCCAATCTGGGCGGCGGTGAAATTTCAATGATCCTAGACACAGCAAATCGCTCCCTGATGGTGACTCTGCTAGCTAACGTCATTACGACGCAGCTACCTGTTGTTGTCGCATATGCTGACCACACCACAACCACCCTCACGCCGGGCGCGAACCAGACGAACACCAACAACACAACAGACACAGAGATTCTCGCGGCGCCTGCCGGCTCAACACAGCGTCAGCTCAAGTACCTCAATGTCTTCAACGTGGACACGGCCGCGGCCACCGTCACTATCAAGTACAACGACAACACCACGAAACGCATTCTGCTGAAGGTGACACTGGCCGTCGGCGAGAGCCTAGTCTTCAGCGACGAGGACGGATGGTCTATCAGCGGCACATCTGGTCAGACGAAGACCGTGTTCTTCGCTGCGCCCGGATCACTCGATGCAAAGTGGCTACTGTTTCCGTCTCCGCCCAACGCCGGGACACTCACGCTCATCGACCAGACCATATATGCGCACTACATCGCCACGGCTCGGAAGCCCTGGACGAGCTGCGTCCTCATGTTCCGCCCCACAACGGCGGCCACGAGTATAACATGGGCAGAAGCGGCTGTGCTGAAGGGAACTCCGACGCTGAATGGAAATCCTTCGTTGACATCCGTAGGCACGGCCGACATAAGTGCCGTCATAAACGGCACGGGCATCAAGTCAGTAACTATCACGCTCAGCGGCATCGCGGTCGGAGACAACCTATGGCTCGCCATCGCCAGCAACAGCACCGGCACTGATGCCGTCCTGAGAACTTTGAACTACACGGGCGACGTAGCGAGCGGGCTGTGGGTGACTAAAACGAGCAGCCGGCCCAGCACCCTCGCGGCCGGCACGACGTTCACTGCCCAGAGCACAGTACCACTATGGATGGCGGCGATCTTCAGCTAGGAGAATATGCTCTTCCTCGACAACGTAAATAGAAGTTTGGAGATCAGCCTGGGCATGGCGGCCGTAACGACGGAGCTACCTTGGGTGGCCTGCTACGCCGACAACACAAGCACAACCTTCACACCCATATCCACAAACGGGGTGACGACCGGCGCAAGCATAGTTACGGTCGTCGCGGCACCCGCGGCCTCGACGCATAGGCAACTCCGATACTTCTCCATCTACAACGCCGACACAGAACCGGCCATCGTCCTCGTGCGCCTCAACGACAACGGGACGCGGTATACGCTGGTCCAGGTAAGTCTGCTGCCCGCGGAGACCCTGTGCTTCTCCAAGAAGATCGGCTGGCACACCCTCACAACCATCGGGGAGCGGAAGCTCCGGTCGTACCAGCCACACGGCATGAACGATGTGTGTATCCCAGAGCAATCTAATCCAAGTACAGCGGCCACTTACGCTCACTCCAGCAACAATTCCTCTCTTATAACCCTGTATCTGGGCGTCGCGGCGAGAGAATACCGAAGCTGTGTTGTCGCATTCAGAACTACTGTAGCGGCCGTCACAGTCTCTTACGCCGAGATGGGGATAGTACGCGGTGAGCCGCCTGTGCCTCTTGCTACGAACAGCGGTATGGTAATGACTCCACAACTCCTGGGATTCGCCGATGTAACTACTCCTATCACGGCCGTTGCGGGCATCCAAACTGCGGCCATAAATCTATCAGGTGTGAAGGTGGGCGACCACCTGTGGATTGGATGGATCGTCAAGGCATCTACGGGTCCGACGTTCCGCGCGATGCTCAACACAACCCAGACCTTTAGCCCATTCACCGGAGCCTCTTTACAACCGACAGGGGGCCAGACATTCCGTCTAAGTCTCATGCCGAGTGGGCTGATTGTTGGTGCCGGCGCTACACTGCCCTGGTTTGTTGCGCAGTTCACATAAAAATGCAGGAAAGCGGATGTCGCGTAGACCCCATTCCTGGAACCACGTAGTTACGTCCGCCCTCCTGCAAGCCGGTACTTCATTATAGGACCACGGTCTTCTCTGTCAAGTTTGACAAGAAGCACTCTGTGGGTGATACTAGAGAATGACTATCTGCCGACTAATACTCCGTCTCATAGGACTAGGAAGCAGTCCTGCGCCGATGTCTCTACGTCCGCGCACGTACCTGCCCAGAGGGCCGCAGCCCTGGATCAGGACCCACTGCCAAGGGTAGTTGACAAGGCTCTTGTTTTATTGTATACTCCACCTATGAGCATCAACCCCTTTATCAGCTACCTCCGCTGCGAGCGAGGATTCAGCGAGAACACCATCAGCGCCTACTCTGCGGATGTTGAGTCCTTTCTTGGTTTCGCCGGAGGTCATTTGACCAATGATCTGGTCCGATCTCATGTACAGCAGCAGAGCCGTCGGGGCATGGACTCCTCTACTATAAAACGCCGGCTGGCCAGCCTGAAGACCTACCTGCGGTGGACCGGAACGGAAGACAACATACGTCTCGCCAACTGCATCGAGGCACCCCGCTTACGGCGAACTCTACCGCGGGATATCTCTCAGGTGAAGATGGAAAGGCTTCTCTGTCAAGACCTGTGTATCCGCGACAGGGCCATGCTCGAACTCATGTACGCCACCGGCGCGAGGGTTAGCGAGGTCGTCGGCATCCGGCTCAGTGATCTGAATCTTGAAGACGAACATGTTATCCTCCACGGCAAGGGTGGCAAGGATCGTATTGTTCCCATCCATACCAGGGCCGTCAACTGCCTCCGCCGATACCTCGCCGGTCGGGCCGCTGGGGGATTCCTGTTTCCCTCCGCGGCGGGAACCCCTCTCAGCCGCGTCCGCATCTTCCAGATAGTGCAGGCCGCGGGCACCAGCGTCGGCCTGGATATAAGCCCGCACACGCTGCGTCACTCCTTCGCCACCCATATGCTGGGTGGCGGGGCTGATCTCCGAGTGCTCCAGGAGCTTATGGGACACGCCGATGTCTGTACGACCCAGCGGTACCTGGGCGCCGATGTTGCCCGGTTGAAACGGGTTGCGGCGTTGCATCCGCGGGCTTGACTTCCACAAACGATGAGGTAAACTGCTTCTATGAGTCAGCAGAACAAACACGCATCAAAGGCCTACCGTCGCAGCACCCGCACAGCCCAGAAAGCGCGGGCACGGGCCATCCCGTTCTCTGGTGTACAGATAGGTGCCAACGTCGTGCGGCAGCACCAGTACAGAGCCGTCCGTGGACTTCCGCACTCCCCCACCACCGCGGTAAAGATTCAGCGCCCGGCCCCACGGCCCCTATAATGGACATATGAACCTCTCCAGCACCATCTTCTCATCCGGCGAGACACCCTTGACCGTAAGCAGCATCGGCGCTGACTGGCGTAACATCCTGGAGGTGCCGGGCACAGCGCTTGTGAACAGCATCACCATCGTCAACGAAGGCGATGCGGCGGGCTTCTGGCGCCTGTGGTCGAGTGATGCAGATGTTTCCCCCTCTATCCGCCTACCCGCCCATTCCTCCACAACAGTCCCTGCGCCCGGCTTCTCCGGGGCTGTGCAGGTGAAGGCCGAGGCCCGCCTGCTCACTGGTCTGTTCGCTTTCGGTATCGCGTAGGTTCGCTTTCTCGATCACGTAGGTTGATCTCCTTCAAGGACCCCCCCTATAATGTAGGCATGAAGCGCACAATCTCCCGCATATCTCTCGTTCTTATCATCCTCTGTAGTCTCACGGGGATCGCGGGCCTCACAACCATCCTATATCCTGAGACTAGCCCCTCCACCCGCGTGCAGCCGCCCGTGATCGTCGAGTGCCTTGACCGCTCTATCGAACCATACGCCGAGATGTGGCGGGTTGAGACGGCACGCCGCTTCGACAACGCCGTCGTTATTATTTGTCACGGCGGAGACTTCGAGGCAGGGCGATTTATCGTCGGCGCCGGGCTACAGCCTTGGAAACACGTAAGCACGGCCGCCGAGGTCGTCCGACACTTCCAAACCCTCTACCCGACCCGAACTCTGGTTCTCGTGGCCTGCAACCCAGGCCACTTGAAGCTGAGAATCCCCGGCGTATACTATGCACTCAACAACGTGTGGGTCTACCCGGATAGAGACATACAGAGGGCCGAGGCGGCGGGAGAAGTATTAGCTACATGGACGAGTGACTGGAAGCATCTCCTGGAAGGTGACTCCACCCGATCCAGATCGGAAGTTTCGCCGGACTTCGTCGGCTCAATTTTTGAGTTCGTAAAGGAATAATGACACTTATCTTAGGCATCATCATCGGCCTCGTCGTCGGCGTCGCCTCGACTCTCGCGTACTTCGTCTGGGCGTTCAGGGAGTAGAGAGCTTCTTGAAGATAACGAGCTTACCACCAACCCGGCAGGTGTGCTCGATATACAGCTCTACCACCGCGGGGCTGCCATCGGGGAACAAGTCTCTCCGCCAACTATTTGTCCTGCCCTGAAGCATCTCCTCGGGACTTCGATGGTAGATCGCCCAACTATTGGTTGGATGCCACACCTCCACAGTGTGGGCGTGGAGCACTACGTTGTTGGTTGCGGGTTCTTCTTCGTTCTGTCCCCGCGGGGCATAAACGTAGCAGGGAGAGTGGATATAGCACACATCCTGCGGCTAGCGGCTGCATAGACTGCCCATGTAGTGGCGCACCTGCGCCCACCAGCCCGGAAGTAGATCGGCCAGAAGATAGTCGTCCTCGAAGATAAAGAGCTGGGTTCTCATATGTGCTCCACGACGAGTGTTGTTTGGCCATCTCCACTCAGTACAGCACTCGCTAGAGGAATCAGCCACCACAGATTCGGGAGACAACCCTCTGAGGACCAGTTGTGCATCGTGTAGTTGTAGGGCACGGCAACTACCTGCTCCGCCGTGAGGCTGAAGGCATCCCTGTGGTCCAGTCGTGCGGCGAAGACAAGCACCTCCGCGGCCGCCACGCGGAACGTGGCGACGAACCGCCAGTCGTCGTTGGAGGTCTGTATGCCGCACTCCTCGCGGAACTCCCGAGTCATCGCCGAGAGAGGAGACTCGCCGGCCTCGACCTTGCCGCCGATACCGTTGAGGAAGCCAGCCTGCCAGTCCGGCTTCAGCTTGCGGATTAGGAGGACATCGTTGAGCTTATCGAACGCGAAGCCTAAACAATATTGTTGATTCATATGTTCCCCTGTTGATCGCGGGTTCTTCTTCGTTTCCGCCTCTCTATTGTAAGTTCTCAACCAGGCGGTGATCTCCCAGCCCAGGAAATAATCGGTAGGTCCCATGGTGAGGTAGATGATGCGGGGGTCTGTTTCCTCAGATGTCACAGCCAGATCAGATACGAAGTACCCATTCACCCACCAGCCAATCGCCGACTCGTCCCGCTTCAGAATAAACCAACCAAATCTCTCCCGGAACAGCGACTCGTCAACACAGAAGTTCTCGCCGCGGCACTTGATCTTCACAGGTTCTCCTTCGAGACTGCTCTCATCTTAGCGAGTGCCTTCTCTTGTATCTGGCGGATACGCTCTTTACTGACACCCTGTAAGATGCCCACAACTTCCAGAGTTAGCGGCGATCCCGCGTGCTCTCCCTGTTCGCCAACGCCGAACCGCAGGCAGATCACCCGTCTCTCTACCGGAGAGAGAGAGGCTGTGGCCATTAGTCTAGTGGTGGCCGCGGCGGCACTCTCATCCGGCAGACTATCTGCGACCGCCTCGGCAATGGCACATCGCTGAGCCTCGTGGCTATCTCTAGTTCTGGAACGTCGCAGCGTGATAACGACTGCCCGCTGGATCACAGGGAAGGCGTAGGTACTAAGGCGACAACCCTTCCTGAGCTTAAACTTATCCACCGCCCGCAGAAGTGCCTCGGTGGCCGCGCTCTGCAGATCGTGCTCTGCGCGGCCACCGCGATCCTGATTGGCGAAACCCGCCGCGATCTTGCCCGCGAGTGCCATATTGGCCTCACAGAGAAAAGCACGGCAGACATCTCGCCTCGCTGCCCAGAGGGGCACGGCGGCGTTCCAGGCCTCCGCTCCACGGGATCGCGGCCGGCGCGGAGCCGACCTACGCCGGGCATACGAGAGACGGCGGAGCCAGAGACGTTCCTCGACGGCCGAGAGACCAGTGCTGGTAGGCGGATGGAGGGGAAGGAGATTGGGGAAGAGGGTCATAGGCCGATTATACACCCTCAACAGGGGGTTGTCCAGAAGAATCCAGCCCTGGACGGCCCGAGGGCCATGTGAGACCTCTCACGGCAAAATACTCGCGGGCCATCTCTACGATCTTCTCTTTTGTCGCGGACTGCCGATGGTGCTCTATCCCGAAGTCGGACTGGGACGTTGCCCAGTAGGTTGCGGTGATCTCGGCGTCTTCCGCGAGCGTCGGCTCGACCAAGTCCAGTTTCTTCTTCCATGCGGCCTCATCCGTGAGGGCGGGGATATCCGCTATGCTCCCCCCGAGCACAGTGAAGGCGTCCTGGAGAATGCGGAACTTCACAAGATTTGTCTTGTTTCGGTTGAATAGGTACGAGTCCTTCAGCCGGGACGCTGCCAGCTCCTTCAGTGCCACATGGACCTCTTCCCGCACCCCCTCGTCGGTCTCCGAGCGGAAGTCGTACTTCCGCAGGAGGCGGCCACGCAGAGCGAGTCTTCTGGAGCGATCTGCCCACGCGGCGTGTCCATCGGTCTGCACGATAAGTTCACGGCGGTCTGCCCAGAGAGCGAGATGGGTGGCCTGTAGAGCCGCTATCTCAGACCGTTGCATCTGGCGCAGGGCACGAGTTTCTGCAGAATAACGGACTCGCAGTTCATCAGACTCTGCCTTTTGCTTATTCCGCATCTCAGCAAAGTCAGCGGAAATTTTGAGGTTGATCTCTATGTTGGTCATACCCCTATCTTAACCCAAGGCCGAGGGGTTGTCAACGGGACTTGGAGAAAATATAGTGCTGGTACCCGTACTGGCCCAAGGGGGGTAGGGGTACTAGCACTATAGTTGTTTCAAATCCTGTTGACTTATATACTTTTCTTTACAATAACAACAAAAATTATGTAAGTCTTTTATAATACCAAGGTTGTAGTTTTTCAAATTCTGGCAAATCCTGGACTCAAACTTCTGTTAGGGTCCGAGTTCTTGTTTTTTGGACTAAAAATGAGGAAGTTACGTCCAAAACCTTGTACACATTGGTCTACAGCCATTGGACTCAAACTTCTGTTAGGGTCTGAGTCTTATTTTTTGTGCTAAAAATGAGGAAGTTATGAACAAACCTTGTACACATTAGTCTACAGCCACAGGACTCAAACGTATGTTAGGTCTGTGTAAGGTGGGTTTATTATGACAAAGGGGGTTCATTAAGTTTTAGGGAGCAAGAACTGAGAGTTTGGAGTGGAGAACCAAGAAGAGAAAGTTTAGATTTGGCGTTTCTCAAAAGTATGAAAAGACCGGGGTTATTTTCACCTAAGGCCATATAATCCCTATAATCCCTATAATCCAACTTTTGCCATAATAAACCCAACCAACACTGGACTCAAACTTCCGTTAGGGTCCAGAAATCCTGGACTCAAACAAAACCCTAACAGGCCTGCTAAGCGTCCCGGCTTTTTCTGGTACCCCGGCTAACCGTCCTGGCTTTTTCGGGCAGGCCGGCTAACCATCCTGGCTTTTTCGGGCAGGCCGGGACGATCAGCGTCCTATAACCTCGCCGACCTATTATCGGACCCTCAGCCCGCAACCCGTCCGATAACTCGGAGGAGTCCTATAAGAGAAGGCCATTCCTGCCGACTCTCATATGGTCCTATAACCTGTCACCTCGATCAGAGCCTGCACCCATGACCGGATCAACTATACTTCAAAAATTCTGGAAAGCAAAAAAAATTCCGAGAAATAAATTTGCCTTGTGAGGGTTCGTATTGTACAGTTGAGTAGGTTTATTGTTAAGGAGAAGAATCATGCAAACAGTGAAACGATTTGACGAAGTGGGCTTCATTATGGCGTTTGAAGGCGGGGAGCTAGATACAGAAGCAATCATAGAGGGCTTTCAGGCCCTTGTTGATTCGGGAATAGTTTGGCAACTACAAGGTTGTTATGGGCGGGCAGCGGCGGCGTTGATTCGGTCGGGCGAGGTTTTGGATACACTCGGAGTATTAGCATGAGAATCAAACACAACGGAACAAAGACAACAAAAGCAACAAAGTATATGCTTTGGTTATCGGCGGCAGACGTACGTAGATGGGTATTCAAGAAATACAATCGCCGGCCATGTAGTACACTTGCAGGCCATAGAGTGCAAATTGAGGTTGATGAGGACGGCCTGTTGGATTTTTGGCTAGACGGCGGGGGCGCCGGGCGGGAAAAGGATAAAATAGACGTAAATGAGGTTGAAGCGATTGTCATCGACTATCTTCATCCTGCTCTACGGCACTTGTGGCCAGTTTGGCCAAACCACACACAGAGCGGATACACACGGAGTATTAGCATGAGAACCAAACATTACTTTGTAAGCGAGCACGATGACACCAAGGCCGTTGTCATTCGTGACAACGAGGGCAAGATTGTGATCTCGTTCGGTGATCCAGCAAGTGGCGAGTTCGGGGACTACAACACTAACCTCAAACTGGCGGTGCGTATTGTAGACTTTTTGAAAGAGGAGGGCAAACGATGAGAATCAAACACAACGGTTCACGGACGAATAAGGCGACAGAATACACAATGTGGCTGTCGGTGTCAGATGTTGAACAGTGGGTTTTTAATAAACAGGGTTGCTGGCCATGTAGTACGCTTGCAGGCCATAAGGTGCGGATTGATGTTGATGCAAACGGCCTATTGGATATCTTGCTGGACGGCAAAGGCGGAAAATGGCAAGACATAGATGAGGGAAATGGGCCGATAATTGATGGTAACGAGGTAGAGGCGATCATTACCGACCACCTACTCCCCGCTCTGCGGCATCTATGGCCAGTCTGGGGGTGTCGGCCAAGGTAAGAGCGTTGCGTGGTAGGTGGCCTGCTTTCAAATCGCAAGTGGTAGCCGAAGTGTACGCCACCTCTTCTGGCAATGTGCCGGATCATCTGGACGCCTTTGAGTGTACTGAATGTGGTCAAGTGTATTATGGCAGAGACAGGGCGGAACGATGTTGTTCGGAGGACTAATAGGTTAGTTGCCAGAAAACGGGGAGCGGAGCGTTGCTTATACTTTATGTCCCTACACCTACTTTGGAGGTTCTGTAATGATAACGCAAAAAAATCATCAAAAGATTGCTATTGTGATTCGTGAGGAAGAATGGTATGGCCTGCAACAATTGAATCCTGGCAACGGCCACTATGCCGCAGGCTACCAACGGGCTTGCCGTAACATGGCGGAAGCCCTAGCGAAGTATTTTGCTGCGGATAGTCCGGCCTTTAAGAGGGAGGACTTTCTCGCGGCGAGTGTTCCGTGATGTGGGGCAGGCGGAAGAAGCGTGCGAAGAGGTGCTTTAATATTAGGAGAGACAATGCAGATAAAGGTAAAAACAGATAACGGCGGATCGGTCCTTTTTAACGAAGAGCATCATGTGTGGGCGTCATTCGGCGTCATGCCCTCTTGTGAACTGCTTTACGCTTCGGCGACTTTGGACGATGGACGGCAAGTGGCGTTCTGTCTTAACCGAAAGACGGGACTGATCGAAGTCGATGTCATGGACGCCTATGGCGAGGGGGAAAAAGAGATTCTGCGGTGTACCGCGTAAGATTGAAGAGGACTTGACTGCATGGATTTTGTGTGGTATGATAGTCTTGGTTTAGATGGTATTTTCCCATGACCGGCCCGCGAAGATAACCATTATCTTCGCGGGCTTTTTTGCGGCCCCGACTCCCCGACTCCCCGGCGCCCCGGCCCCACGGCGCCCCGGCCCCACGGCGCCCCGGCCCCACGGCCTAGCCTAACCATCCCAGCCTAACCATCCCAGCCTAACCATCCCAGCTTTTTTGGTCCAATAAGAAGGTCCGATAAGAAGGTCCGATAAGAAGGTCCGATAAGAAGGTCCGATAATGTTTGGTCCTTTTGGTGTTGATCCTTAAGTGATGAGTTATCAGCATACCCTTGAATTACAAAAAAAGCAAATTTGTTAGACACAACGTAAGGCGTATTGTAGAGTGTAGTAATAGGAGAAATCATGGCAACACGTTATCAAATTATCGCGGGCATCGGGTATGATCGGGAAGGTAGACAACTTGCAAACCCTGCGGCTCTAGTTCGGTCGCTGGCGGATGTTGCTACCAAAACATTTGGCGGGGTTACAATACTGTCGGGACAGGGACACTGGCTGGACAAAGGGAAGGTTGTTAGCGAAGACAGTATCATTTTTCAAATAGATGTTGTTACTGGAGAGTGCTTGGATGATGATGTTATGATTCCGGCCTTTGCAAAAACAGTACGTAACGTACTTAGTCAATCATCGGTGATGATTGTGCGGCAGACGTTGGACGAATTGGTTTTCGTGAGCGCGGACTAAGGGAGAACAAAATGGACACATTCTTCGCACGCGGTGGAGCGCCTAATGATTTCGTGAAAGGTTGGCGTGTTCTAGTTATAGGACGTAAGACATACACAGGCACATATGTCGGTGTTGTGTCTAGTCTAGTTGACTGTTGTATAGTCCAATTGGATGATGACGTAGTAAGTAATGCCGTGAATTGTTTCTCGGCAAGAATGGTAGTAGTACATTTTGACAATCTTGAACGATTGTAGAAGAGGATACAATGAACGGATACTGTGCTAATCGTGTACTGGAGTTGTTACATGCCGAGAACCAACGGCTTTGGAAAGAGCAAAAGGAAGCCGCTGAACGTGGTGCGGCGGAGATACCAGAATTGACAGCCGAACAGGCGGCCCTTATCAATCCCGATGGTTCGTTTAGAGGTGGTCCGATTACCGATAATGTGGGATCGGCAAGCTAAAAGGATTTTTCCTTGACACCGGGTAAAGGATATCCGATATCAGTTATGGTCACAAACAACAGGAGAATGGTATGAGAAACACACTGATACTTGCGGTTTTTGCGGTTGGGGCGTTTTCGGCTTTCCTGATTTCGTTAGGTTGGTACATCGTGGCGTCTGGTTTCTAAACGGCCTTTTCTCCACCCCCCTACGCAACGCACGGCCAATTGTTGGCCGTGCGTTGTCGTTTTTATTTCGCTGCCCCGACTCCCCGACTCCCCGACTCCCCGACTCCCCGACTCCCCGACTCCCCGACTCCCCGACTCCCCGACGCCCCGGCGCCCCGGCGCCCCGACGCCCCGACGTTATACCACTAATGGTATAGATTCCCCTTAAAAAATACTAACCGCCTCTATTTTATTAGAATGCGGGTACGTGTGAGAAACCTGCCATTTTGGCAGAATGAGACAGAATGACACGCCATAATGGCAGGTTTTTAGTTATCAGACGTAACACCTAGTCCAGAAGTATGGTCCTATAATAAGAGTTATGTTAAGGTCTTATAATATAAGGGTTTGTATTCTGATTCTCGCCAACGTGTGGTCCGATAAAAAGTGAGTTTTGACTCAAATATAGGGGGTAGGGGTCTATCGCGTGTATCTAGTACGTCCTCGCCCGGCCGGCCAGAAAAAAAAAAAGAAAACATTAATGTACGGCGAGCTTTGAAAGGAAACGTCCAAAAATATAAAAGCCTCGCGTGGGGATACGACCAGTCCTTGACGATAACGTCTAACGTTATTATAATGGGTTGATGGCTGAAGAAGTGGTGCCCATTCCCGTCAATGACCGTAAAGCGGGGTTGGGCCATTACTTGCCTCTCCAAGAGGTTGTGGCCATTGAGAACTCTCCTACGGCTACCTCAGCCGTCAATCAGCACAAGCGAACCACCAGACCTGGAGCCATCCAGCGAAGATGCGTCGCTCGGTTCCCCATGAACGAGGATCGAAAGAACAGGTACATCGAGGGATTGCGTCTCACGGGCAGCCATAAAGCGGCTGCCCTGTACGCGACACCTATCGACCCCAACTTTCCCGCCAGTGATAAGATGATTCAGCAGGGCCACGGCTACAGCACTTTTCTCCAGCTCAGGCAGCGTGACCCCGAATTCGCGGCGAAGTGCCAGGATGCGTTAGATAACGCAATCGCCAGGCTTGAGAAAATCGCCTATCGGCGGGCCTTCGTACCCGACACGCGACCTGTGTGTGACAAGGATGGGAATGTGGTCGCCGTGGCGAAGGCATGGGGAGAGGCGAACAAGCAGATGCGGTATCTGCTCGCTCGCCACGATCCCGAGTGGATTGAGAAGCGGGGCGTCACAGTCTCGGGCACTATAAACCACGACCATGTCTCTGTTCCGGGCACGATGGGCGTGACTACGGCTGATCTTCGGCTCCTACCTCGGGATCGTCAGGAGTTGTTCTTCAAGCTGATGGACGAGATCGAGGAGGCGCGCGAGAATCGGGAGATGAACCTCTTGGAAGGAGACACCATTGAAGGCGAAGTTATCTCTGACGGAGGCGATCAAGAAGGTATACGACAGGATGCAACGGCTCTTCCAGGGCCTAGCGTTATCGGAACTGCGGGAGAAGTCCTCGCAGAATCCGCCGGTGCAACCTCCGCCACGGAAGATTCCTTGACAACACCAAATCCTGTGGTATAGTTGTGGCATGAGTAGCCGTGCCATCGTCAACTACCTGCTTATCTCGTTGGCCCTGAGTATCGCTTCAGCGTTTTTGCAGGTCAGGACTGATCCGAGTCTGAGTAATTTTGTATACGGGGTTGTAGGCGGCCTGTTTTTTTTCATCGTAGGGATTCCGTTCCTGCTCTGCATGTTGTTTGGTTACTTCCTGCGGCCCAGGACTGTCTTCAGGGTAGGCACCTATAGTCGGAACGGCCGACCGCCGGTAACTTACGTCGGTCACAGCATCTATTTTGGTCCCCGTTAGGAGAACACCATGTTTGTACTTTCAGAAGATCGTCTCAGTCGCCTCTTGGTATTAAGGACTAAGTCGTATTCCCAGGAGGAGTTCGTGGCAGATGCTGATGCTCTGTTCGCGGAGCAGCGGGCGGCCGATGAGGCAGAGCGGCCACCAGCCCGCTACTCGAAACCCCTGGGAGAGGGTGTAGACCAGTGGGAACAGGTTGAGGGAACCAGCATCCGCACGAGAGACGGGAAATTTGTAGACCATGATGGTGCTCCATGCGCTGATCCGTCTGGTCCTTACGCTGGTGCGTCTGTATGGACTGGCTTCGCTGCCCAGATCGTGGCGACGATGGCGGAACGGGGTTCAAACTACGACAGTCCGCGGAACAACTTCTCGAATATAGCCTCACTCTGGTCCAACTGGTTGAGCAAGCGGCTCGGGCAGAGCGTTGTCTTCAGCGCCGAGGATGTGGCTATTTTCAACATCCTCCAGAAGCTCAGCAGATTGACCTACAAGACGCACAACGATAGCCTGCTCGATATCGCAGGCTATGTCGAGACTATCGCCACGCTTCCGGCGTCTATGCGGAACACGAAGTAACGAAGCAACGAACAGAATATTTTTTTTCCAAGGAGAGACAATGAGCGAGATCAAAGACACAGACCTCAAGATTCAATCGACCGTCGTGGAGTCTTCAAAAGTCAGCCGGGTGAAGAAGCCTTGCCTGTTCGTGATCCAGGTCCGCTGCGGGGACGCCTGGTACGACTGTGTTGTAGAGGAGGTCCTCGACAGTACGGCCGCGGCGCTCGCGTATCTGCGTGGTGGTAAGAAGATCACCTATCCTGTTTTAGTGAAACCGAGTGGCATTAGTAAACTTAGCTACCGCATCGTCGCCGTGAAGGGCACTGTCGAGGTGGAGACGACGAGCGTTGTGCAGCGGAAGCTGAGTGTCGTCTGATTGGGTTGGGCAGAAGATTCTTTGGGAGTCATCGTGAGCAAACCATTCATCTACATCGCCTCTCCCTACACGCGAGGTGACGCGGCGCTGAACACTCGATACCAGATGGAGCTGTGGGACCAGCTTGTGACAGACGGGATCGTGCTTCCCTATGTCCCTCTCCTCACACACTTCCAGCACATCTTCTTCCCCCGACCATACAAGGACTGGATCGACTACGATCTGGAGCTGATCCGCCGCGGTACCTTCGACGCCTGCCTCCGCATGGATGCCGTGTACGAGGACAGGGGTGTCTCTTATAGGGAGAAATTTAGCAAGGGCGCCGATGGCGAGGTGGCTCTGTTCATGTCTCTGGACCTTCCTGTGTTTGTCAACGACCTGAAGACCATGTACGAGTGGGCGAAGCTGCCAGAAGGGCCGGTGCGACGATGTTCGTAGCTGAGTTACCGCTGGAGAGTGTCGAGGTGGCCAGATACATGGGCTGGACATGTAAATATATGGGCAGCGGGACCTGGCTCATCTACGTTCTTGATTATTCTGCTAGAAAGGCTGTAGAGCGTACTTTGGGATTCGAGCTGTCTTGGGTGGAGCAAAGATGAACGAGGCACGGGTGAAATTGGAGCTTCTGCAGGACGACCAGACCTTCGTTGTCTCGCTGAAGCTGTCGGTCAGAAGTACCACGGCGGTCCCACCCATCTGGGTAGACATCACGCTGAACCCCGATAGCACCTCGCTGCGGGAAGATGTGAAGGCCGCGGCGGAGGCACTCGCCAGACACCTCGGTCTTTATCATATGCAGAACATTGATCCCGCTGATACGGCGCGGGCAGCGTTGGACGCGCTTGAGGAGGTCTTCGCACGAGCCGCGGAAGCCAGGAGAACTTGATTATGGAAGACACAGAGCCTACGCCCGAGGAGCCTACACCCGAGGAGCAGGCAGAAAAACACACTTCTTTCTACAATTCCGTTATCTCCGCCGCTATCTGCAAAGGAGTAGCCACAGTGGAGGCATGGAAGTGTCCCTCCTGCGGTCTCATCCAGTACGTTCTGCACGACGGCGCTGAGGTGTTGCCCTGTCAGAAACCAGGTTGCTCTTACAGGTATCCATCCCGCGCTCCGCGGCGGCCGCAGCGAGGTGAGAAGACACTCGGCCATGTCGAGTTCGCCCTGGATATGATCGCGGAGACAAACGCGGAGGCCGCTGCGTCCCTGCCGCCTATCGCCGCGGGTGAGATGGCTGGTTACTCGGCCGATCTGCGTCTCCTCCTCGCCCGACATACGGCGCAGGTCACATTGGGAACGATCAAGCATGTCCGCCTGCTCGCCGAGGCGGCGGCGGGGGTTCTGTGATGTCGTCGCTCCAGAGTCTAAACGCTCGCAGCGACAGGCTTCGCGCCAAGATCGAACTGGGTCTGGCCACCTCTGCGGACCAACATCTTTATAGACGTAGTGGCCGTCTCATCGGCACAGATTCGGAACATGCGATGTATGTACCGAATCCCCCAACGCTGGAGGAGTGGCTGCGGCAGCCGGCTGATGCTCTGAGCCAGCAGGACGTGCAGTGGCGCGAGGAGGGGGGAAACTGGCTGGCCTTCTACGGGACTAGCAGGCTCGTGAGGTGTCCGCAGGAGGGGAGCCAGAAGAAGTTTGTCACGTCGCCGATCTTCGAGACGCTCGCGGCCGGGAACAGAGGAGGCGGCAAGAGTGACGCCGCCATCATGCGGTACATACAGCACGTAGACAGGGGCTTCGGGGCCGACTGGGTTGGTCTGATTATCCGTAATACAAGTCCCGAACTGAAGGACATCATAAAGAAGTCAGAGGAGATAATCCCGGCGATCTGGCCCGCGGCCGCCTACAACATGAACGAGAAGATGTGGACCTTTCCAGGCGGGGAGAAGCTATACTTCCGCCACCTGGACAGAGAAGAGCAGTTTCAGTCCTACAAGGGCTGGGAAGCCCCGTTCGTCCACTTCGAGGAACTCTCACACTGGCTCGACGACCGCTGCTACCGCAAGGCCATCTCTATCTGCCGCTGCAAGAATCCCGCAGCTCCGCTCATGTTCAGCGCGACTACGAATCCTGGAGGACCCGGCCACAACTGGATCAAGCGCAGATTCCGTCTTCCTCTTTCTCCAGGCACTATCGTGGGACCTGTGATCCAGGAGACAGACGAGGAGGGCAGAAATCTGAAGGCGAGAGTAGCCATATCTTGCAGCTTCGCCGATAACCAGGTTCTGGCCCGCGCCAATCCCGACTACCTGCAGGGGTTGAAGAGCGCCGCCACCTCGGAGCACGAGAAACAGGCATGGGTATTCGGCTCCTGGAACATCATCAGCGGCGGCATGTTCGACGACCTGTGGGACGCGAAGATTCACGTCCTACCCGACCTAGACCCAAGAAAGTTACCGGGGGGCTGGCGCATCCACCGGGCCTACGACCACGGGCAGAGCAAGCCGTTCAGCGTCGGCTGGTGGGCGACTAGCAACGGCGAGGCCATAAAGATCGACGGCAGAACAATCGGGTCCGTGCCGGGCGACGTTATCAGGGTTTTCGAGTGGTACGGCTGTGGCAAAAACGAGAACGAGGGCCTTCGTATGAATGCGGGAGACATCGCCCTTGGTATTATCGAGCGGGAGATCGAGCGGGGCATCCGCGGCCGGGTCCGGCGTGGAGTGGCGGACACGAACATCTTCGACGACTACCAGCCGGGCAGAAGCGTCGCCGGCGATATGGCCCGCGCCGGCGTGTCGTGGTACCCTGCTGATAAGGGTCCGGGTTCGAGGGTGCAGGGCTGGCAGCAGATGCGGACATTCCTCACCGGCGCCTTCCCCGTCGTCGGCGGGACACGGGAGCAGCCTGGACTGTTCGTGTGCGAGCGGTGTGTGGACTTCATCAGGACAGTACCTTCGCTGCCGCGGGACAAGAACAAGGTAGACGACGTACAAACGGATGCGGAAGACCATGTTGGGGATGAGACGCGCTACTTTTTGAGAATGAAACATATGCAGATTACGCAGAGGGAGTTCTAGTATGAGTAAGATTTGCAAGGACTGTGGGATAGAGAAGGACGTGGAGGAATTTAATAAGGACCTCTCCTGCGTGGGCGGAAGGAGGCCGGTTTGTAGGGCTTGTGAAACGGAAAGGAAAAAGAAAAGAAGAGCCAACGAATCCAGCGATACTGCCAGTAAGAGTAAGATTTGCAAGGACTGTGGGATAGAGAAGGACGTGGAGGAATTTAATAAGGACCTCTCCTGCGTGGGCGGAAGGAGGCCGGTTTGTAAGGCTTGTGAAAAGGAAAGGGATAAGAAAAGAAGAGCCAACGAATCCAGCGAGACTGCCAGTAAG